AAATATTATATTTATATTATTTTCATTATTAAGTTCTGTCGATTTGAGGATGGACTGCAAATTCTGTAGTATTATATCATAATTCTTGTTAAATTGCAAGATTATAATTGATTACAATTTGATTACAGTTTTAATAAAGGCTTGACTTTTCTTGTTAAATTATGGTACAATACTAGCAAATGGAAAGGAGGTCTGTGAATGAATAAGTGTTATAGATGTGATGCTACTTGTAAGTATTTTCCAGCAGAAGCTAGTAAGATTTTAGATGAATATTTTGATGCTTATGGTGTCAAACATAGAGAGTCTATTTTCTCGTGCTGGTATGACGCTCACAGGATTGTGAGATACGAGGATTGTCCGAATTATAAACCTAAAGAAAAGTGAGGTATAGAGTTTGGCAAAAATCGACTTATTTTACACTTTAAAACTCAACACGTCCGATATTTATGAACAAATTGCAAAAAATGGTTGCGTTGAAACAGACTTTAAAACAGCAAAGAATGCTGGTTGGGTGGTTGCTCTTGGTGATAATCAACTACTAAGATTTATTCGTCAGATTAAGGATAAACCTTTTGATAAAGAAAAGGTTCAAACTCTTTATGATAGGCGTAATATTTTAAAGCAAGACAAGAGTTCTAAGAAGAACGCAAGAGAAATTACAAAGATTCAGAATGAAATCAACGAACTACTATTTGTTCCAGACCTCGTGACAGTTAGAACTGACACTACACAAAAGGATTATAAGCAGCTATGCAAGACCGGATTTGCTGTTAAATTCAAAGTGAATGAGACAGAGTATGTAACAAAGTATAAGCGTTTATGTGCTGGTGCTGGTCAGTTAAGAAAGAACTCTGCCAACTTTGTAAATGCAGAAATTTATGACCAGTTACTCAATATTATGCTTTGTGGTCTTGATGCAAAAAGCATAGGCAAGATTAATCTCGCTAAATTCGGAGCTTATCTTGCGTTGTCCACTTCTGCCACCAGAGTTGTTAAGACACCAAGAATTTGCGTTATTGACGATTATGAATATCCTTTGAAAGACCAAATTGTTGATTGGATTTTCAAAAATGAAAAAGGCGAAGACGATATCAGAACCGAAAAAATTGATTTTACAATGAATGCTTTCGATGGCGCTGGTATGGTTTGCCCTGAAATGGCTGAGAGATGGCAACAGGATTTAGAACTTGACTATTTACCATCTAGTTTTATTGTGAGGGCTGCGTGGTTTAAAGGTCTCTGCTCAATTTTCGATTTTAGACGTTTTGCTCATGAAATAGCACATAAAAATACGATTACGGATATTTATGGGGTAACATATAACATTGATGAAATCGACGTTATAGCTGGTTCATCAATGTTCAAACTTCATAAATGTTATCCTAATTTTCAAGTCTATCAGAGTTATTTTAAGCGTTATGGTCATGTGTTTGGTGTAGCAAGAGTATCTAAGAAAGTATCAAACCAACTTAGCACCCTAAATTACCAATATATTCAGAGCAACGATTTTACAGAAGAGTCAATTAAGAGCCTAGCAAATCCTACCATTGATTGGCTTCAAAAAGTAATGTCATGCGACCCACTTTATGCTTCTCTTATGATGGTTGGATGTCATGACAGAGATACACTAGAGCAGATAGAGAACAGCCTTGAGTCTCCAATCGCTAAGTGTCTATTATATAATACGGATATATTAAATGATAGTTATGCTAAAAGTAAAGTAATGCGTCTAGTTCGTAAAAAGATAGACCAAGCAAAAATTGGTAAAGTTTATGTTGAGGGTTCTTATGATTTTTTGATTCCAGATTTGTATGCTATGTGTGAACACGCATTTGGCATGGAAGTACACGGATTACTACCTCCAAAATGTATGTATTCAAAACGCTGGGTAGATAAAGGAGCAAAGGTTGTAAGCACTCAACGTAGTCCTTTAGTTGCCCCTGCCGAGAATCAGTTGCTTAATGTTTATTCTGATGATAAATGTAATGATTGGTTTAGGTATTTGGAGTGGGGAAACGTATATAGTATTTGGGATTTGACAATTATTAGTCAATCTGACGCGGATAGAATTTGATTGTCCGAGAATGTAGTAATACATTTGTGGAATGTGGTGAACCTAGAAATCTAGGGTGTCTAATTTAATTAGGCTAACGGTAAAAATCTAAGTAGTAATTAAGTTTTATATTATTAAAAGGATTGGAGGTGAGAGCGTGAGTGAATATTATGTTTATGGATGGCAAGATATAGACAGTGGAGAAATGATATACATTGGTCAAGGGAAGGGAAAGAGATATTCTGAATGTGACAGAACAAGAAGAAATAGCTTATTTAATAATTACTTGTTGAATCACGAAGTTTATCCATTCATCTTGATAAATAACTTAACAGAACAAGAGTCTTTAGAAAAAGAAGCACTCCTTGTCAAATTCTATAAAAATATTGAACAGTGTATATGCAATATTGCGGCAGACGGGTATAGAAGTATGCCGGGAAGTTCTAATCCAAATTATCAAAACGGAGACGTTCTGAGGAAAACCTATAAAGAGCATCCAGAACTCAAGGAGAAAACAAAACATTGTGGGCTTGATAATGGGATGGCTAGACCCGTCATGATAATTATTGGACAAAAAGAAATCAGATTTAAATATGTAACTGATGCAGCGCAATATTTGATAGACTCTGGAATCTCAAAAGGGAGTTTAGCAAATGCTAGAAGCGCAATTGCAACTAGAGCAAGGTCTGGCAAGCCGTATTGTGGGTGCTATTTCAAATATATCTGATTTTTATATAAATTACTATACGAAAATACCGTGCCAAGGCATTTAGAGTGCAAGGTGTAACGACTAAGGTTCGTATTTATACGATAAGAGATTTAATGTGAAATTCATTATTTCGTAGTGCCACACATCCTTAAAGGATGAAGAGATAGTCTACTCCGAAGCTTGAGATAAAGCTTGTTAAAGTATAGCGAAAGCTACGGTATAAAGGTTTGACGGCGATATCAGCCTTACTTCTGATAATGAATATTTGGTAAACGCAATCAATCCAGATTTACCAATTATCACCTATGAAAAACAGAAAGTGAAGGCTCAAAAAATCAATTTTGATAATTTAGGTTCTTTTGATGTAAAGAGTTTCGACAGTCCTATTGGAGGTATTACGAATCTTGCAAGCAATCTTTATGCAATGAAAGATTTGTTTCCAAAAGATTCTAAAGAGTATCTTGAAATCGAAAAACGTATTCGTCTATTACGTCGGTGTCAGGGAGATGCTATCGACCACGCTAAAGGGGCTGTTTTTAAAAGCTACCCCAAATATTGGTCACACCGGCAGAAGTATATCCCTATCACTGATGATATGACCGACGAACAGAAACAAGAAATTCAAAAACAAAATGAAGAAATTAAGTTCAACAATAGCATCTGCTGTGATAAGAAAACCTACTTTTTTGGTTATGTTTATCCAAAAGAAATGGCAAGACTCAAGCATTATAAGAAAAAACAAGGAGACCTTTGCCGTAAGAATTTTGGTTGTAAACTAAAAGACTTAAAGCAAAAACAAGATAAAACAGTAGAAGAAAAGCAATTCCTGCGTAATTATTACAAGTATATACCTCTGTTTAACTCTAACTGCACGATGAATAATCTGGCTAGATATGTAGAAGATTATGAATTTAAAGAGAATAAATCTAGTAAGTATTTTGATTATTCTTGCCTAATGTCTAACAAAGACAGAGAATTTAAGAAGAATATCTGCAAGCAGATTCAAGATGTCATTCATAAGTTCCAGCATAATTATCCTATTCTTCTAAAGAAGATTGGTCATGACCGTGATTGGGGTATTGAGGATACTAATACTCTCGGTTCTGATAGAGAATCTTTCTTTGACGGTTTCTTTGATTATTACAAGAACGAACTTATAAATATTCTATCCAACGAAGAAGAACTTGTTGATTATATTATTTATGTTTATTATGAACAATGCAAGTCTGCTGATAAATCTCTTCTTTGGGAACTATACTCAGATGTTGTTCTAAATAATGTCAAAAATAATTCAGACCATTATTATAAGATTGTGGAGTCCGAAGATGGTCAAGAGTTTTTTGGTAAGAAGTTTGTTTTACAGGAGGTAGCTAAATGATTTTTAATGAATACGAAAGAGCTGCCGAGATAGACGAGAAGCAAAAATTCTCAACGGATATTATGACAGATGGCATTCTTCTCGCTAGGTTCTATAAAACAAATGGTCTTAACAGAGAAGAGACGCAAGAAAAGATTAAAACGATTCTCTTTAAATTAGATGGTTGTTTTACCGACAAGTTCAAGGAAAAATCTTTAAGGGATATTATGTCTGGGTTTGATTCTTTTGAACTTATGAATAATGAGCCAGTATATTTTTACAAAGAAGAAATGGATATTATTAAACAGCTAAAGAATAAGACCGCAAGAAAAGTTTTGTTCGCTATGTTGTATATCCGTAAGGCTTCTGGCGAGAATGAGTTTGAAGCAGAAGCAAAAGACATCAACAGACTTTGCGTAAAGAGAATTTATCCGAATAGTCTTTATCCAGCATATCACGAGTTGAAAGAACTTGGATATGTCAAGTATACGAACTTCAAGGGAGAGAATAAGACCGAGATTGTTTATCCCGCTCTAAATATTCAGTATACTTCTGAGCCTGTTATTGTGATTCGTGATAAGCATAATATAATGAATTATTATTGGAATTATATCGGTGAAGGGAAATTTTCTATTTGCAAAGATTGCGGAAGACTTGTTCCCGTAACATCTTTTAATGTTGATTATTGTGAAAAGTGTGCTAAACAGCATTTGCTTGAAAGCTATAGAATTGCAAGCAAAAAATACAGAGATTCCAAAACGTCATAACAAGAATTTTCAAAAAACATAGGAATGAAGCCACTTTTCAGACTTCTTGCACATTTTCTCTAAATGAATAGGGAAACATAGAAAGTTCCTATTCGCAGACCAGTATTTCGCTGGTCTGTTTTTTTATTTATGAGCAAGCGGAATTAAACAACCGCCCAAGTGAATTAAAAGGAAAATAATGATTAAGATTTCTCGCTCTGATATGGAAGCGCTACGCAAGGTTGGTCTAATCAAAGAGGGTAGTGAGCGTAATTATACCGTCACCAACCGTAAGAAGCATAGTTCACAAAAAGACTATTATGTAGTGGAAGACCGTAAGATTCTTGCATTTCTAAATCGCAAAAAGGAATACTAATACGATTGGAGGAATTGTAGAATGAATTATAAAACTCCAATTCGTAATGATGGAGAAATGGTAGAGCAGCAGATTCTACTATCTGGCAATAACTCCATCAAGAAAAATCTAGCAATTTATCAGCGTAAGATTCTGATTAATCAAGAAATTACGAATGAATCTATTACGGAAGCCATCTATTATCTATATACACTTATGGACTTGGATATAGAAGAGGGAGTAGAGAAGAATCCAAAGCCTATTGATATTCTTCTAAATACTCCGGGTGGCTCTGTATGGGATGGTCTCATCTTAGTTTCTCTGATTGAGCAGATGAAAGACATGGGTTACACTATCAACACAACTGCTATCGGTACTGCTGCCAGTATGGGTTTTATTATTTTTATTACTGGTTCAAATCGTTACTCTTATCGTCATGCACAATTTATGCTGCACGATATTTCTACGATGATGGGTGGTAAAGTAAAAGACCTAGAAGAGTCTATGGAAGACCTAAGAAAGTGTCAAAAACAAGTGTTTGATATTATTAAGAAATATACCAATGTTCCTGATGAAAAGTTAAAAGAGTGGATAGACCACAAACGGGATATGTTCTTTTATCCTGATGAAGCTGTTGAATTAGGAATCGTAGATAAGGTGCTTTGAGCAAGCGAAGATAAACTCTCGCCCAAGGGATTGAAAGGGACAAATATTTGAATAATACTACTAAAAATACCCAAGATATTGAAAAGACTGAAACAATTTCTGTGGAAGATATGACAAAGGAACAACTAGTTCAGCTATTCTATAAGCTGGCTGATGAAGGTTGTTTCGACGATGAAGATATTAATGATTGCGATGGTTGTCAGTGTTGCGATGATGACGATGATGATGACATTGGCGATATTGTAGACCCTGTTATTGGATTTAACCTAGAGAATGTTATTGATTCTGAATTTGATGCAGAAGAATTTAACAAAGGCATTAAGTCGATGAGCTTTGTGGCTGGTCAACTGATGGCGCTACAAAACGCTGGTATCAAACCTCAGAATGCTCTTGAGTATCTACACGCCACTCATTCTCAGGACAGTGATTGCGAATGCGCAAAGCACGTTGCAGAACTACAAGCCGCTGTTAATGAAAAGGCTGAGAAGAAAAATCTAATTGAGTCAAAAAAGAATATAGCTTAAAACTATATTCTTAAATTATATTATATAAACAGCTATGTGCTATAAGGAATGAAAGGGAATTTTTATTATGACTTCTACTGCTATTATTAAGATGATTGCTGACAAGACTGAGTACACTCAGAAGGATATTAAGGCTTTTCTAGCTGCTGCTGAGCCTGTTCTACTAGAAGCACTAAAGGATGGAGAGTCCTTCAAGATTATGGATGTTACTGTTTCTCTAGCTGATGTTGCAGAGCGTACCGCTCGTAATCTACAGACCGGCGAGATGATGACTGTCCCTGCTCACAAGAAGGTTTCCTTTAAGCCCTCCAAGGCTCTCAAGGAAGCCGTAAAGTGATTTAACCAAAGATTGTTATACTGGTGTTTCGCCACCAATATTAAGTGCGAAGCGTTATAAGCGGGTAATCCACCGCCTAGAAACAGAAGCGTGGAGCTTTATATTGATATCGCTGGTATACCGATTAAAGTATACCTTATATAAACCGGGTGATAGTGCTGCTGTACTAACCAGTCTCATAAACTGTGACGGCGTAGTTGGATTCTACGACCCGGAACCAATAACAGAGAAATAGGATTCTCTGTTAAATTTAAATAAAGAAAAAGAGGATTTTCTGTTATGCGTTTTTATTCTGATGTATGTCACAAGCTATTTGAATCACAAGAAGAACTAGAAAAGGCTGAAAAAGCTTTGGCTCAAAAAAATGATGAAGAAGCTAAGAAGAAAGCTGAACGCAAGGCTGATGCCGATAAGGTTCAGAAAGCTCACGACGAAGTGTTTAAAAAGTACGACGAGTATTGCAAGCTAGTTGATGAGTTTGTAAAGAAGTACGGTTCTTATCATACTACGATTGACAAGCCAATTCATCTTAATGATGTACTACGGTCTTTTGCGGATGTATTTTGGTTTTAATTATTAAAATTATAGAAGGAGGCTAAAGAATGTCTGAAAAAGTCGAGATTTTTCACTTTGATGATATCGCTAATAGTTATCACGGTGAATCTCTATATTGTGGGCTAAGTTCTTCACTAAGCCTCCAAGTTGATAAAGATTGCACAATTACTGTATATGGGCAAATCAATCCTCATTCTGGCGAATATTTTCAACTGCAAGTTTTAAATGAAGAGACAATGAAAACTTCTCCAAATATTACTTCTGCTGGAAATTATTTTGTCCATATAGCTGGATGCTATCACGTTAAATTTCAAGTAGAAAACGCTACTGATGTAAAAGTCGCTGGTGTATTCGGAAAATATCACTATCCGTCTGCGGAAGTAGACTTGGACGACTATGCTTCTATTGAATATGTAGACAGCAAGTTGGGTGCTGCAACGGAAGAAGAATTTAGAGAAATGCTTGAAGAAGTTCTAAATACTCCATCTACAAGTGCTGTATTTAAAGATGGAAATTTAGTTATTAATAATTTTTCTTATGATGATAGCACAAAGAATTTTAATATTGAATAATTTAAAACAATATATTTAAACAAATAGCGGTTTTCCGAAAGGTTGTAATTAACGCCTATATTGCGTTCCCGCATTTTATATAAATATTAAACATAATCTACATCTTCTAAGATATATATCTTACGGGTGATTTTATGGAAATTGATGGCAAAAAGGTTGCTTCTACTGGGACTACTGCGCTCGGTATTGTGGGCTAACACCATATAACCCAAATAGCATTTTTCGTTTTGTCGAACGGATGTAATTAGCTGAGTTTTTATTAAACTCGTAAGTAAAAAATACTAATTATGTTAACGGGGGAGCTTCTAAGACGCAATCCCGTGGGAAGGAATTTATACGATGAAAGAATTTAGAAAAGTTCCTAGTTTAAAGTTTCTATACGAAATTAGTCAGGATGGCATTCTTCGTAATGTTAAGTCTAAAAAAGAAATATCATTTGATTTGGAAAAGAATGGGTATTACAGATGTACAATTCACAACAGCAGTATCGCTAAATCTCCAAAGCACTTTTTAAAACATAGGCTCGTTGCTGAATGTTGGTGTAATATTCCAGAAAAACTAAAAGATTACCAAATGAATAAGCTACAGGTAAATCATATTGACGGAGATAAATCTAATAATAATTGCAAAAATCTTGAATGGGTTCTTCCATTTGAAAATGTTCGCCACGCTGTAAAAAACAATCTTTGGTGTGAAAGTAAAGAATTTACGGAACAGAAACATGAGAAGAAACCGATTATGTGTATAGAAACTGAGGTCGTTTTTGAATCTTCATACAGGGCAGCTGAATGGATTTGCGAAACAACTGGCAAATCTGGTAAATATGGAAATATGTCAAATCATATTCGTGATGTTGCAAGAGGCAAGAAATGGAAGAAAACGGCTTATGGATACCATTGGAAATTCGTATAAATTAAATCTGTACAGACTATCTCCTTAATAGGAGAGTAAGGGTTCTATTGACACGAATCTTGAAAAAGTGCTACCGCTTTTGCGGTAAGATATAGTCGATTAATTATAATGACAGTCTTAGGTGGCACTGCTCTTGCTGGCGTATTAGGCGGTAATGGTGGTGGCAATGGCTCACCTAACGGTGGTGGACTACTAGGTGGTCTATTTGGCGGTGGCAATAACAACACCTGTTATGTTACCGAAAAAGAGTTCTATCAGAATCAGTTAGCTGACACTAATATTATGTATCAGAATCTAATGAACACAAATAGTGCTCTGTGTGAACTAAGCCAGCGTGTTGCAAGCGATGAAGTTTCTATCGCTAAGAACTTTGAAATCGCTGCACTAAATAGTGAATGGCAGCAGAAGATGAATGACAAGCAGTTTACTTGTGTTGACGAAAAGATGCAGTGGATGGATAAGTTTATGAAGGCTTATGTTGATTCTGCTACTTGCGACTTCATCAAGGCAAAGCATTATCTTTCTCCTTCTGACCTTGCTGACCCTTACACTAACACTTCTCAGGCAATTGTATCTGTTCCTACCTATCAGTTTACAACTACTGCTTGTGCAGCGAATTACTGCAATCCTTATTTTGTAAGCGGCACTGCTTATGCAAATGGCCCTGCTTACACTAATACTGGTTGTGGTTGCAACGGTGGACTTACTTTCTGATTAAGTTCTAATTAATCTTTATTGTGGGACAAGTATTCCACAGAATAACATTATATACATTTTTACTTATTTTTTTACAAGCGGGTGAAGATTTATGAACTTCACAAATCCAAGTCCTCTTATTGGAGGTATGCGTTCTCCACAGAATGTTATGCCAGTAGATGTGGGAGGAACACAAAATCAATATCAGAATCAATATCAAAGAAATATGTCACCAGAACAGTGGGAGTATGTACAACAGGTTCGTAGAACTGGTTACGACCCAAATATGATGCCTCAAGTGCAGCAACCACAACAACCGGAACAGTCTGACCCTTATAATGACTTTATTACAGAGTTTAATCAGTGTTCTAATGTAGTTCAGGCGAGTATATTAGAAAATCCTGAATTTAAACAGTGCATGGCTGAATGCGACAAAAAGATTCAGGCAACTATGGAAGCGCTAGTACGTCCCCAAGTTATGCAGACACAAGATGGTCGTGTAGCTTTTGAGAGGTTGTTAGCATCTTTCCGTGGCGTCAGAGACCAAGCGAAACAGCAAGAAGCTCAGAATATGCAAAGAATACAAGCATTGATGAATGATGAAGTTGTTCGTAAGCGTATTGAAGAGTTAGAGAAGAATAAGTGAGGTGTTTGCTATGATTTCTGATAAAGAACTTTTTAAACAGATGGCTGACCGTGATGTTATAAATTTATACCGTTATCTTATTTACAATCTTGCTGGTGGTACAAGTATTGCTACTTATGCAAGTTTGTTTGAAGATAAGATTTTGGGATATGCTAATATTGGTGTGGATAAAGCTTGTGATTGGCTGTTTGGTAAAGATGTCGGTTGTGACATTGACGAGGCGGCTGATATTGCACAAGCTGTTGTTTCTGATAAAATTGAAGAATACCGCAAACGTGTTAAAGAACAACGTGCGGCTAAAAATGCGTAATAACATTGTAACATAATTGATAGTCCTAATAAATAGGTGATTATTATGAGATGGCCTATCGTGACCGTTACATCACTTGATAGCTCTGGTGCTGGTGTGGACGTATTAAAGGCAAATCCTATATATACCATAGAAAGTTTGCCCTATCCAAGACGCTATTATTATTTTGCCTTGCTCATTAAGATTGGTTTTGAATTTAATGACAACAAATCTCTTTTACTGACAGATAATAATGAGGTAAACAAGTATCACCTTGTTGACCGTCTTGGTAATGCAGTCCTTGCTTCTCAGGCTATTGGATACTCTCAGAGCCAGAGATTAATGTACTGTATGTATGACGATGTAAAGAAAATTGTCCGCGTTCTAAGTCCTCTAGCTCCTACTGATTATTATATTGAGGGTTGGCTTACTTAATAATATAATAAGGAGTGAAAGGAATGGTATTAAATAACGGTATTGCCCCCTGCGGTACGATGTCAAGATGTTGTTGCTGTAATATGCGGCTTATTTGTGCCAAATCCCCTTACTGTATTATAAATTCAGGAAGCGGTTCTTCTGATAAGAAACTGGAAGAAATTGAAAATCTTGTCCAGCAACTAATTCAGTCACAAACACAGGCGCTTGCTGATTTTGAAGCAAAAGCTACTGCCGCTCAAACTAGTTTAAATACAATTGCTGCTAATATAGCAACATTGCAAACGACAAGTGATAATTTAACGACAACATTTGGTGAATTTGCACAAGATACAAAAACTAAGCTAGATGAAATCTATGCTAAAGTAGAAAATACACCAGCAACTAGTACAACTTCTATCAATGATTTAGATACGCCAATTGATGTAGATTCTTCTGATGTATCGGAGGATGATTCAAAATCACTCGCTGTATTAAAACCAAAAGAGGCAGAAGATACTATTCTGGTTGAAAAGAAAGGCTTATTTGGCAAGTCCAAATGGGTAGAACAAAAGAAGTAATTTTAAGTTAAATTTTAGAAATTATAGACTCTTTAGTAGGTATAAATTGTTATACTTAGTAAAGTGTCTATAATATATTGTTATAGACATAATTTGAAATTTAACTTATAGGTGTGCACCCGTATGTGCATGAAAGGAAAACATTATGACATTTGGTAAAAATGCGAAGAATAATCACCTTTATATTTGTAAAGAAGGTGATGTAGTATGAAGTATGAAAAGGAAAAATATTTCTCTTGCTATTCTCCCAACCTTAAAGAATATCTGGAAAGAAATGGATTTGAGCCTATTACTTCGTTTGTACACATCAGAGAGAATAAGACTTGCTGGGTATTTGAAAAAGTTCCCGAGCTATCTATATATCTTGAACAGTGGACTCGCAATCGCAAGTAAAGGGTAAATTATATGAAAAATATTGTAAGAAATTTTTCTGTCGCTATCGTTGTGTCTGTAACTATGTTTATTACCATTTATTATTCTATTGTATATGCGACAAAGAAACAAATTATGTTTGACAATTCAGATATTTTAATGATTATTTTCTTTGGATTGTTGTCTTTAGCAATTATATTTATGTTGCTTTATATTAATTCTAAGTTAAACGCATTCTCTAATGCTTTAGTTGATATTTCTGATAAAATTGATATATCAGAAGAAAATGTTGCAAATTTAGAAAGAAGCACACAAAGAATTATATTGAAGGAAATAAAAGGAAATAGGGAATTTAAGGAGAAGATTTTAGAAAGGATGGACTATGAAAAGAAATCCGAACAGCAATCGAAGCAAAAGATGGGTTGAACGAAACTGTTTATCTTCTGATAAGTGTGCATCCTATATAAAAGATTTGTGCGAAGCGTATAACCTGAAATATAAGATTTCTAATGATAAGCTTTTTATTGATGCTGATGGGATTTCTTATCGAGTTTATCCTGACTATGAAAATATATGTATAATTGCTGTAAATAAAAAAACAGGTGAGAAAAAATGGTATGACGGGGACTCGTGTTGGGTTGACTTTGTACTAGATATTCTCTAATGCTTTAGTTGATATTTCTGATAAAATTGATATATCAGAAGAAAATGTTGCAAATTTAGAAAGAAGTCTTGACAATTTCTATATATTGTGCTATATTAACAATGGAAGCGAATAATTCCATAAAATAGTATAAGGGGAGATTGTTATGAATATTCATATAAGTTTGTTAATTTATAATCCGATTGAAGCGTATACAATTATATTGTTATGTGGAATTATCAGAGGCTCTGATATAAAAATTGGTAGGTATAAGATTTTAAAATTATTTATATTTGGTACAATAACATTTTTGTTTCAATATATACCATATTTTTGGTATGGCAAAATTATATTTCTTATATTGAATATTGTTATTACATATTTTGTACTTCCTGTTGTAATTAAGATAATATTTCTTATTATCTTCAAAGAGAATGTTGCACTGAGACAAGTATTAGTTTGCGTATTTATAATGGGAGTATTCTCGATTATAACATCAACAATATTTGGAATTATTTTCAAGAATGATATTTTGTTTTACAATAATAGTATTTTGCAATTGAATTTTTCTATTTTGCTCTTGCAGATTATATTATATAATTTTATAAGGATAAAGAAGGATAGATATGAAAAACTTTGTAAAGGCTATTGCAAAAGGAGCTAGTTGTGCATCTTTTACTTTCTTTGGTCACTATCAGCCTAAGATGCCTAAGTCTCTAATGGAAAAGATTATTAGCAAAAATAAGAAGGAGAACTAATCCGACTTATATTATTATAGACATTATAGAATAATATAAGGGAGTCGGCTTGTTGGCTGGCTCCCTATTTTTTTGTAAATAAGGAATATTCTTATTATGGATATTTTTAAATATATTGAAGATTTATCTTATAAAATTGGTTTAAAGATAGCAAATTATTTTCATGAAGATGATGATGGAATTGAAGAGACACAATACGGTATGTTTGCTATTTTAAGTTTTTTGTTTGAATTTGGAACTGGGCTTATTATATCGCTTATTTTTGGATATGTCAAGTATTTTCTTGCATTTCAGATTACCTATTGTTTTCTACGTTCTGTTTGCGGTGGTGAACACTGTAAGACATTTGCTTCTTGTTGGTTGGTAACGAACATTATCTCATTTGTTGGAAGCATGATGGCTATTTTATTATCCGTAAACAGTATATTTGTAATGATTGGAGTTATTATTACATTTCTGGCATCTGTTGATATGTTTTATATTATTCCAAAGCCAAGCGAAAACTCTCCTAGTAGAGGAAGCAGAGATATTGAGTTTAAAAGACGCTATATTAAGGGAACTTGTGTGTTAATTTTCTTATCTTGTATTCTAGTGTTTTTTAATATGCAATTTGTTTCTGCTTCTATTTGCTCTGCTTATATTATGTGTTATATTATGCTTTCCAAATATGGAGAGAAATTTATAAATGTGTTTAAGTTTTAATTAATTAAAGACCAGAGGATAGAGATACTAAGCTGCTATCACCCGTTGTTAGGAGATACAGGTTCTTTGGCTTGCCTGTCTGGTCTTTATTATTTATAATTGTAGTCGTACAATTGTGGGACGCTATAGGCTCTTTGTGTTCTATGATTGTAGGTATCTACAAACTATAAGAGTTTGTAGTTTCCATTAAATAGCCTACCAGACTTAGTTACCAGAAATGATAACTACGATATTTAGGTTATGACACCCTCGGTTGACGCAACAGACCGTCGCTCTGTCGTATATGTTTAAGTTAGGTTGGAGTAATAGTAGCCTTGTGATATATACGCTAAAGCCTTTATATCATTGTCGAGTTGAGGTCGGAAAAGCTATGTGGTAATAGTATAGCAATACGCATAACCATTACATAAGTAATGGAGTTATTTTTACGAAAGGGGTGTCTAGTATGGTATATGTATTGAATATTGATGGACAACCGCTTATGCCAACTACTAGGCACGGTAAAGTCAAACATCTTCTAAAAGATGGTAAGGCTAAAGTAGTTAAGCGTTGTCCATTCACAATTAAACTTCTATACGAGACTCCTAATTGCACACAAGATTTAACTCTTGGGGTTGATACAGGAAGTGGCGCAATAGGAACTGCCGTTTCTACCGATGATGGCGAAATAGTTTATATGTCGGAAGTAGTTGTTAGAAATGACATTACTGACAAAATGACTCAAAGGGCCAAATACCGCAGAAATAGACGTAGCAGAAAAACTCGTTATAGAAAAGCAAGATGGCTAAATCGCAAAAATTCAATTAAGAAGGATAGATTTAGTCCCACGATGGTAAGTAAACTCCATAGCCACGTTAAAGAAATAGAATATATCAAATCTATTCTCCCTATAACTACTATAGTCTTTGAAACAGGAACATTTGATACTTACCTTATGAAAAATCCAAGCCTTGTAGATGAAAATGTAAGACATTGGGGATACCAAAAAGGAACAAATTATGGGTTTGAAAATACCAAGGCTATGGTTTTAAATCGAGATAATTATACTTGTCAGTATTGCAAAGGTAAACATAAAGACAGTAAACTGGAAGTTCATCATATTGTGTTTCGCAGCAAACATGGTTCAGACGAAGAAAGTAATTTGATTACACTTTGTCATACTTGCCATAAGGCGTTGCATAGTGGTAAAATTAGTCTTAAATTAGAAGGTAAGGTCAAAGGGAATCTAAAATATGCTACACAGATGAATAGTATTCGTAAACAATTATTTAGAATCTACCCGGAAGCAATTGAAACTTTTGGTTATATAACAAAGGCAAATCGTCTAAAACTTGGAGTAGATAAAGAGCATTTTTATGACGCTTGTGTTATTGCAACACATGGAAATAAATTTAGCGTAAGATGCAATTTATACAAAAAGAAATGTGTTTCAGATGGGGATTTTCAACAGACTAAGGGAGTTCGTTCTGAGCAGCGCATTCCAACGTGTAAAATTCAGGGGTTCAGAAAGTTTGATAAGGTGAGATATTTTGGTAAAGAATATTTTATAAAAGGAAGGCTTTCTACTGGATATGCAATACTTATGGATATAGATGGTAATAAATCCGATTTTTCTTATATGCCGAAAGGTTTTAAAACGCCTAAAATTATAAATCTAAAAAGATTAGAAGCTCGTTCATCGTGGATAGTAATTTTTAAATGACATAAAAATAATTGTACGACTATTTTTGTGAGGTGGTCGTATGATTATAAATGATTTAGCAACAATAGCAAATTCTGATTTAATATCAGGAGCTGCAAACATTAGTCAATTTATAAATGTTTATCAAGCGACTAAAGGTGCGACATCATCTCAGTTAAATACAGAGCTTATTAAGCAAAACCAACATATTGAAAATAAGCTTGACGAGCAAACGAATATGTTGCTTGAAAAATTATTGTCTGAATTAAAGATTATAGAAGAACAAAATATTGAAATAATTAAACTGCTGGGTGGTGGCGTCAAATGATTCTTAATACTAATGCAGAATTAGGTGGACTAGATGCCCTTGGTGTCGCAGATACGATTATTGCTTCATTGTTATTGAATTATTCTGGGAAGTCTTATAAGTTAAATCTTGATAATATCTCGGAAAATAAAAAAATTGTTTCTCTATTAAATGAAATAAACGAAAATGAGAAAACCATTATTTGTCTTTTGAAATGTATACTTGAAGATAATAAACATTAGTCTTGTCTTATCTGTAAAATAATATAGACTAAATGATGTGTGACGGCTCTGACACATAAAAAATAAAGATTGACTGAGCAACGAGGGATAAAAGGGGTTAAAATATTATAGAAAGTAGTTGAATATAAATGGGTATACTACAAATTATCATTAATATCTGCTCTACTTTTGGTGTATCTGGAATCCTTTTGTTCTTTGTAAAAAGGCACTATGATAAGAAGGATGAAACATTAAAAGACAACAGACAAGAACGAAAAGAACTCAAAGAGGCAATCGAAAAAATTTCTAAACAAAACGATGAGCAGTATGAAATTATTTCTTCTCAAAATGCCAAAATAAATTCTTTGTTTGACGATATAAAATCCTTAAAGGAACAACAGAGGCAGAACTCGCAAGCAGACAGAGATATGCTTCGGGATGCTATGTTAAGGACATACCATAACTGCTATGAAGTAAAGGGGTGGATTTCTGTTAATGATTTGGAAAGTTTTCAACATATGTTTGAGAGCTATACGGCATTACACGGAAATGGCATGATATCATCTGTTAGAGAAAAGATTATGGACTTGCCTACTGTCCCACCTGAGAAGAAGGAGTAAGATATGGAAGAAAAAGTTATTCGAACGATTAATGATATTCCATTGGAAGATGCCTCTACACGAAAAGAGTTACAAGAATTTAAAACAGAAATCTTGTCTAAGGCTATTTTTAGTATTAAACAGATTTCTAATGGTAAGATTGTATTGACTTATGGCGATGGTCACACAGAAGAGGTTTCTATTAATACTGTTTTGGCATAATAATAAAAAGAAAGGATGTGTGCTATGTTAGAAATTAGTTATGACGGTAGTGATACGAGCGTAAGACAGGATACAAACCCTGTTGGTCTTGACGAAATTGTTTTTTATATTTCAAAACAATTTTATAGTTATAGTTTATTTATTGTAATTCAGCAAAGCACACAGCTTGAAATACTCGAATTAAAACAAATAAATTCCACAAAGAGATTGTCTTATAGTTATAAAGTTGAATATTATCCTGTTAAATTAAAAAACGGAAATTGCAGTGTTCAGATTTTTGGGATTAATTTAGAAAATGGGAAAACATTTATTTCTGATAAAGTTAATGTCAAAATTATAAACGAACAGTACAACTTTAAAGCTTCTATTTATATGGTTGAGAAGTTTAATAAAATTTCTAGTGCAACTTACGAAAAGATGCTTAGTGTTTACAATAAGTTTGTTGAATTAAGTAATATAAATATAAATGTTTTAAATGATATAGAAAGAGGTAATTTAAAATGAGGACATCTGCAAGTGAATATATGGATAAATTAAAACAGCTTCAAGATGGAACTATTACAAAACTGACACAGATTCCATCTGATGAGCCAAGATTTATTATTGATTCTGATTCAAGAAAAATTACAATTCCAGATGAATTTACTTTTCTTGCTGTAAAAAACGATGCAAATGCAGAAACAATTTATTTTGAAATTGACAGATATTTTGATGCAGAAGATTTGTCTAAGCATACAATTGTTGTACAGTATGCGGACACTTCTGAGGTTCAGTCTAATAGCCCTATTGGTGTAGATGTTATTACAGATATTGATATTACAAGCGTTCCGGGGAAAATTATTTTCGGATGGACAATAAGCCACGAAGTTACTTTTAAGTCGGCAGAAGTTGCTTTTGCCGTAAGGTTTTATTCTATTGGAGATAATAATAAATTCTCTTATAGTTTTAATACTTTGTCAAAAGCACTACCAGTCCTCAATACTCTTGATGTAACATCGTCTTCTCTTAATAGATACGCAAACATTCTTGATAAGTGGCTAGAAGACATGGAAGCCTTGAGAACCGAGATTAATAATTATATTACTATTGTTAAAGATATGTCAATGAAAGCTTCGTTCGACGCCACAACTGGTAATTTAACAATTAAGACCGTGTAAAGCAAATAGGAGGTAATCAGATGGCATATAATGAAATTAGAACCATAAATAATATTCAACTTGAAGATATTAAAGCAAGGCAGTCTATTCAAGAACTAGATAATAAGAAAGCTAATAAATCTGATATTGTTAGTGGCTTAAATTTTAAAGGAACTACCACTTATAGTGCTCTACCCACTTCTAACAATAGCGTTGGTGATTTTTATTATGTAACAGATGGTGATGGTACTAACGGTGAGGGCAACTATGCTTGGAATGGAACTGCATGGTATTTTTCTGGCAAGACAACTGATTTTGGCGATATCTCTACTAAGGCAAATGCTGCTGTGAATAATGCCGCTTTTGAAGAAGGCAAACTAAAAGTTACTAAGAATGATGGAAGTTCTACCGAGACAGAAGTTGTTGATAGTAGCTTAACTAAGTCCGGCAAGGCGGCGGATGCGAAGGCTACCGGAGACGCGATTCAGGGCGTGAAGGATGACCTTGCCGCAGAGACGGAGAGAGCAAAGGGGGCGGAAAGTCAGATAAAGGAAGATTTAGTTGATACGAGCGGAACGGTTGAATACAAATTAGATGGTTCAATAATATTTGTGGACAGAGAGATTTATAACGCAGAAATTCATAATCATACAGCAGTTGTTTACTTGCAAAATCGTTTTGATTATACAACTATCCCTCTTTATGCAAACTCATATAATTCGTTACACACTATTACTCATCAAGATAATGGATTAAAGATTATCAGGGAAAAAATGGAAGAAAGGGCGGTCACGGCTGTTGTATCTAATTACACTGCTGAGTTTACAGGAAATTTATGGTTTTCGTGCAATGCCAAAGGAGAAAATGCCGAAGATATTGCCGTAAACGTTAAAAATACAAGAAACAATGATGCAGAACTGCTTTACGGAATAGGGCGTCTGTACTGTATGCTGAAAGTTTCTGCGGGGGATGTAATAGAAATTCGTTTCTATACATGTATAAACAATATAACAAGCGCCAATACAATTGTTTATAGTAATATCATGCTCCAATATGGAGTTCTTACAGATTTTGTTGAATATAAAACGACGTTGAAAACGGTATCTCTTCCAAAAGATGTAAGCGCCTACTCATCATCTACGGCAGCTAACGGTAAATACAGAACTACCATTCCATTTAAGAATATAGCCCCTGATTATGATAAGAGTATATTGCCGATGAATAACGACACAGTTGCAAAAATCACAATTTCTGGGATGGAATTAAAAACTTATAACGAAACATTTAACAACGCCAATGGTATTGGTTTGAGTTCGCAGGGAACATTATCTATTTATCAAAATGGTGGAGGACGTGATGAATTTGCTTACTGGTTGAGAACAAACGATATTAATATTTCGTACAAATTAGCATCCTCTGTGGAATTTTCAAGGCATTTATACCCTTCAATGATTGCAGTATCTGACAGGGTTGCAAATATAATTGGATTCTCAAAACCAGCGACAAAAATAAAAAGCACTATCGTTTGCATGGGAGATTCCATTACAGGTATGTTTGGACATGAAACTGGATACCCAGAAATGATTTCAAAGAAATATCCTGAAATCGAGGCAATCAATGTTGGATTTAGTGGAACCTCTGTAATTGACCATGCGGACAAGAATTATATGCCGTTTTCTTTCAACCGACTTGTAGATGCTATTATATCTGGTGACTGGTCAGAGCAAGATGCAAAAGTTGGAAATATTTCAATTACAAATTATGCTGAACATTTAACTACATTAAAAGAAATTGATTTTGCGAATGTTGATTTTATAACTGTTTTTTATGGTACAAATGATTGGGGATATAATTATTCCATTGATACTTTTAAGGAAGTATATTCTAAAGCACTAAAAAAATTGCAAGCGAAATATCCGCAAATTAGAATCGTTGTTATTTGCCCTTATTGGAGAAGCATTTCCGATGGAAAAGATAGCAATATAAATCCTAATAATAATGGAATATATTTGTATGATTTCTCGAATGCGATTGAAAATGATGTGGCTTTTATATATAACCTTCCGTGCATAAATTTATATCGTTCTCTTGGAGCAAATTCGATTACAAACAGATATTATACGCAAGATGGCACTCATCCAACCTTTAGGACAAGAAACATAATTGCGGATAAAATTGTTAAAACTATTTTGTAATTTTATTTGACTATTCACCAACAAAAAAGAAAGGACTGATATCATGCTCCCCATTATGGACGTTTCCCGCTGGCAGGGGCGCATCAACTGGGACAAGGTCAAGGCAAGCGGCCTTATCTCAGGCGTGATGCTGCGGGCGCTGGGCAACAGCGCCAAAGACAAGCCCAGTAAGCCGTACATCGACCCCTATTTCGCCCGCAACTACGCCGAGTGCCAGCGGCTGAGCATCCCCTGCGGCGTGTACTACTACTGCAAGGCGGTCAACACGGCAGAAGCAGACGCAGAGCTTGCCCTGCTGCGCAAGGTGCTTACCGGCAAGACAGTGCAGCTGCCCGTTGCGGTGGACATTGAGGACAGCTATGTGCAAGCACCGCTCGACAAGCAGACCCTGACGGATATTGCGGCGCGGTATGGACGTCACAGAGATTCAGAGACTTCTTGGCCACTCAAATGTTGCGACAACTATGATTTATGCAAGGGTCAACCAGAATAATGTAAAAACGAGTCATAAAAAATATATTCAATAAATTCATAGAAAATAAGACCAGTTATGCAACTGGTCTTATTTTATTTTACAACATTGTATGAATTATTTTAATTTAATTTATACGGTGATTATTATGACTGTAAATGAAGCTAAAAATATTATTCAAAAATTGATAAAGTATTCTATTTGTGAACTTGAAACGGCAGAGTGTTACCAAGAACTAATGGGCTGCGTTGAAGACTCTTCTATGTTTTCCAAATTCAAAGAGTTTGCAAATGAAGAACTAACTCATTACGAGTATGATTTGTCAACCGCAATGGTTATGGCTCAAAAATTGAAAGACAATGGTGATATTGCGGATGTTGATGAAATGATTAGTAACATCTATAAAGAGAATGAGACAGATTGGAAGAATAAGATTGTCTGGAAAATTGCTAACACTAAGTTAAAAACTTCTCGTTAAATTATGATGCTGGACGTAGGGGCTAGAGGTCGTTAAACAGCGACGATAAATGTTGAAGGTATTGGGATAATACTATGGTATTATACAGTATCTCTGATTTCAAATGTTTATTGCTATGGCAACTATCCATGAGCGAAAAACGCTTGTGGATAGTAACGATGGCAATAGTCATCGAATTTGAATTGAAAGAGATTATTTGGAGTGAAAGAGATTATTTGGAGTGAAAGGAGATAATATGGAAGATAGTCTGTTGAAACATAAAGACGAAACCGATAAGGAATATGGTCTGCGTTTAGCTATGAATAAAGACGTCTACGGTATTAGCTGGACTAAGATTTGTGACCTTATGTTCGAAGCTACTGGCGTTAGAAAAGACGAAAGCGCTTATCGTAAATATTATATGGCGTTCATTGACGGAATGGATTATCAAAAAAACAAAGACCCGTCTGAACAAATGGATAAATTAATGGACAAAGAACTAGATGTAAAATTAGAAACTGTCAAGATGCGTGATTACAGAGCGGCGCTTAACCGTGATATTAATAAGATTGCTCGTTTTGATATGCTCAAACAGGATATATCTGATTATGTTATCAAAAACCATTTGGAATTTAATGATAATAAAAGTAACTTTTCATCAACTGATAAGAGTGCTATTTTATGCCTATCTGATTTCCATTATGGCATGGTAACTGATAATTATCTTAATAAATATAATCCTGAAATCTTCCATGAGCGCATGACCAGACTTTTTGATGCAGTTGTTAAGAAGATTTATTCTGAAAAGATTAGCACTTTGTATGTTATTAATTTAAACGATGCTATTTCTGGATATATTCATAATACTATTCGGATTGAGAATCGCAAGAATATTATTGAACAAGTAATGGAAGTTTCTAATGCTTTGGCAGAGTTTCTAAATGGGCTTTCTCAACATTGTAATATTGAGTATTATTCTGTTATTGACAACCATTCTCGTTGTATGTCTAATAAGCACGACAGCTTACAAAATGAAAATTTTTCTCTACTTGTTGACTGGTATCTAAATGCCGCTCTGCGCTATGTACACAATATCCACATTAATGAGAACGAATTTGATAATGATATTTTAACATTTAGTATTTATAACTGGAACTATCTTGGTTCTCATGGAGATAAAGATAGCATTCATGATATAGTTCAGAATATGACACTTCTAACTCATAAGTTCTATGATGCAATGTTTATTGCACATAAACACCATGTAGAATCTAAAGAAGTTGATGGAACTATGGTTTTTATGAATGGTTCTCTTTGCGGTACAGATAATTATGCCAAGTCTTTACGCATTACCTCTCACCCTTCCCAGACTATGTATATTGTCACTCCTGATAATCCTTATGAATCTATAAATATTATCTGTTTGGATTAAGGAGGTGGTTACATGGCTATTGCTAAAAAGGGGAAACAAATCGGAGAAGAGACGAAAAAGAAACTGATTTGCATTAGTTGTGGCTGTGGAGTTCAAAATAATTTCAATGCCACAAAAGATGAATATCATAAGTTCTTTAATAAGATACCATATTGTAAGGATTGTGTCAAGTCTATTTATAAAGGATACTTGGTAAAATACAATGGCAATACAAACCTCGCTATTTATTTTACTTGTAGAAAAATTGATATTCCGTACATTCACCAAGCATATTTGGCGGCTATGAAAGAATCTCAGAATGAAAACTCTGTGTTAAGTGGAGAAGAAAACCTATTACCAATTTATCTAAAGAATCTTGCATTCGCAGATAAAAATGGTTGGGGTTCGAGCTTTGACGATTCTCAGGGTGAAAACAATATCGAAGGTCTTAGTAACTACGATGTCTATACAAAGATTAAACGTCCTAAGAAAGTTACTGGTGAACTTGGTGACGACGACAATTACGAAGACATTGAATTTAGTACAGCATACCTACAAAGTGTTTGGGGAAGATTTGATAATGATGACCTAGCATATCTTCAAAATGAATATATGGATTGGGAGTCTAAACTGGGTCAAATTGACACCAAAGATATTGATATTATTGTTAGACAGATTTGTTATCAAACTCTTGATATTAATAAAGCTCGTGAACATGGTGAAGATGTTACAAAGAAACTAAACGCTCTAACTTCACTTATGAATAATGGTGGCTTACTTGAAAAACAAAATAGAGCTGTGCAAAATTCTAAGGTTGTTGGTCAGCGTATTGAAGATATTGAAACATTCAGACCTGTTAAAAAAGCTGACCCTGAATTGGCAGATGTAGATAATGTTAATTTGTTATTTGATGCATTTGCTGGTTGTACTGCAAGGGCTTTGGGTAAAAATAATAAATATGTTGAAAAATTTGAAAAGGAGTTTGAACCTTGGAGTATTGATATAATTGAAAAGGGTAAGGCTCAACTTCTTGGAACGGAGAGTGATGAAGAATGTCAGAGTCAGACAAAATCACAATCCGAAGACTAAAGAAAAAACGTGCTACACTTCAAGAGCAATACAATGAAAATTTTGAAGCATGGGTTGGATATTGGAGAGCAAATCCTCAAAGATTTATTACTGAATATCTAGGTTTGCCATTGTATGATTTTCAAAAAGTTTTAATTTGGGAAATGAATAATACAGCAAACTATATATTTATAGGAAGCAGAGGCATAGCGAAATCTTCTCTGACGTTAGATTTCTGTTGCCAAATGGCGATTCTTTATCCCGGTCTCAAAATTCTTGTTGTTTGTCCTGTTAAATCGCAGAGTAAACAATTCGTTAAGAAGATTTACGAGTATATGCGAATGAGTAAGAACCTAGAACAGGAAATCAAAGTTGATGAGATTAAGATTGGCGTTAATGAATGTCAAGTTCCGTTCAAAAATGGTTCTACAATTTTTACTGCGACGTACAGTGAAAATGCATTGGGGTTACGCGCAAACATACTTATTGTTGATGAATTTGTTCGTACAGAAAAAGAAGTAATTACTCGTGTTTTTGACCCAATGCTTTCCGACCCAAGAAAACCAAGGTATCTTGATTTAACAAGAGAAGAACGAGCAGAAGAATATAAAAAAGAAGAATTAAGGAAAGTTTATCTATCTTCTATCAGACGAGCTGATGAATGGTCTTATAAAACATTTGAGGATTATATAGACTGGATGACGGACGGTAATAGAGATTATTGTGCAACAGTTGTTAGTTATGTTCTTGGTGTTAAAAATGGGTTTATAAGTAAAAAGAAGGTTGAAGACACTTTCAAGTCCAACCTCGAAAATATAAATATTTTGCAAGCAGAATATAACTGTATACCTGAACGTGGCACTGGTAATTCTTATTTCACATATAAAATGATGGATAGAGTTAGAACTAACTCTAAGGCATTCTGCTGTATGTCTGATGAAGAGTATATTCAGTATAAAGATTGTAGAGAAAAATATCCTTACTATCAAGAAAAACTACCTAATGAAATTAGGTTACTATGTATGGACGTTGCTGTTATTGAATCTAGCAAGAACGACAATACTGCATTTTTTATTATTAGGTTAATTCCTGATAGTGGAAGATATACAATTATTGTGCCATACGCAGATAGTATGCACGGTCTAAACTCAATCGCTCAAACTAAGAGAATGAAACAATTATTTTATGAGTTTGAATGCGATTACATGATACTTGATACACAAGGCGTGAAATGCTTGCGCCAATTATATAGTAATATATAATTAAGTATTGCGGAAGAAAACTGGAAGGCTGGGATGCCAATCAGAGTGGAAGTTATATAATAATATATATAACACACGCAACGCATAGAGATTGAAACTATTTATAGAATATAACATCTCCAAGAGTCCGCAACTCCTAATTAAATTTAGGATGAAAAGATATGCTGAACTAATACGAATTGTAAGTGTTAGAGTTTAGAGATAAAAAGCTCTAAAGATAACAAATGAGGTATTTCTATTTTTGACTATGCCACTACAGAAACCTACGATGAAAATCGTGGTGTTACTTACCCTGCATGGACAGTAGTTAACCCAGAAGATATTAAGATGGTCAACCGTACAATTGACAGAAATGCAGTTCCCGTAATTTATTCTGTTAAAACCCCAATCCAGTTAAAGTCTGCTATGTTTAGTAATATGCGTGATTTGATTACTGATGGGCGAGTTAATCTACTTGTTGATAGTCAAGAGGGTCTTGATTATATGATGAAGAACTATCAGTATTATAAGATTGAAGACGAGGATTTAAAGAAACGTCTTATGAATCCTTATGTACAAACTAATCGGCTTGTTGATGAGGCAATTAGTTTGGAACAGGTGGTTACTCAGGGCTATATTAACCTAAAGGAAAAAGCTGGGAATCGTAAAGACCGTGTTATGTCTTTGGCTTATGGTCTTTGGTACGCCAAGTTACTAGAAGACCAGTATATTAACAAACAAGAAACTAACAGTCTATTAGATTGGACGTTCTTTGGTTAAATTATTTTTATAGAAAGCGAGGTGAGATGTTTGCCAAGAAAAAAGAAAACTGAACAAGAAACGTTGTCTGAGAAACAGGTTAATGATGTTCTAAATGCGTATGATTATTTCATGAATTTTTCTGATTCTTACAACCGTAGTTATAGAAGCGCCGATTATAATACACCCGACGCTGTTAATAGACGGTTAAAGGATATTAATTTAACACAAGTAGACACAACTGTTACAGAAATTGAAAACGCTCTAAAAAACGCAAAAGATTCAGAAGAAATCCTTTCTAATTATGCCCAGACGCTTGAAATTACAAATATGTCTTTTAAGCGGATGACACAATATCTTCCAAACCTAGCCGCATTTAACCTTACTTTCGACCCAATCAATGTTACAAAAGAATCTGAACTAAAGTCTAAAGAATTTAAGAAAGACTTGGCTATTGTAGATGATTTTTGCAATAGATTCGATTATCGAGCAGAATTTGCAACTGCTTTGCGTCAGTGTTTTAGGCAAGGTGTAATGTTCGGAGTCCTTCGTGATGAGGGAGATAGATATACTATTCAAGAGCTGCCTAAACAGTTTTGTAAAATTACAGGTCGTTTTGATTATGGATACCTATTTGATTTCGATATGAACTGGTTTATTAATATGGATGGTGTTGATATAGATATGTATCCGCCAATCTTTAAGCGTATGTTAAATCGTATCCAGAAGAATTTTGCTAAACCATACGACCCTGCAAGACGCTTACAATCAAGAAACACTGGGTTTGGGCATTGGCAACAAACGTCTCCTGAGAACGGGTTCTGGTGCTTTAAATTAGACCCTGAACTAGCAACTATTTTACCTTATTATTCGGGTATTCTTGGAAACGCAAGTTTTCAACCAGTTGTTAGAGGTCTGCAACAGGATAAATACTTTATTGATGCTTCTAAAATTTTGGTTGGTATCCTTGGATTTAACAAGGAACAGAAAAGTGGTCAAGTTGCTAACTCTATTAATATGACCCCTGAGATGATTGGTAAATTTTTAGGTGTTGCTCGTAAAGGATTGAATAGTCAGATTGGTTTGGCTGTATTGCCTACTGATGATGTTAAGGCAGTAGACTTTAGCACTTCAAACACCAATTCCGATGTTGACTATGCAAGCTCTGTTGTTAAACAAAGTGTTGCTTCTAGTGAAGCTCTGTTTGGAACTGAAAAGCTAAATAGCCATCAGTCTAAACTAGCTTCTCAGATTGATAATAATACTATTGAAGCGCTTTATCCTATGTTTGCTAATTTTATGGAATTTTTTATTAATAGAATGACCGAGAAATATAAATTCAAAGTTCGTTTCCATGATGAAAATGTCCCTGACCAAAAGGCAGAACGCAAAGCGCTATTTAATGATTTTTCTAAGATAGGATTTGTAGATATGCAGCTTGCCGCTCGTTGCAATGATATGAATGTATTCGAGTATACAAGACACTTACAAATTTCCAAGAATTGTTTTGATGTTAGGGGGATGGTTATTCCTCTAAATCAATATCTAACTCCCCCTGTGCAAACTAGAACTGGTACTAGCACAACAACAAAACCACCAGAGAATCCTCTTACTAAAGGTAGCGTCGGCAGACCACCAAAACCTGAGAGTGATTCCGAGTCTACGGAAGCAAGTTGGGCTAGGGGTTCTAATGAACTCAAACAGGAATTTAACGAGTAATTGAGACATAAAACTCAGTATGTTTGTTTATATACTTATGAGTTTAGTGTTCAAGCCTAAGTGACTGCTACTGCTAAAAAGTATGTTGCAGATATGAACTACGTTAAATAGTAAGGTAAAGACACACCAATGGATGTCCTTCAGTCCGTTGCCCTGTGAGTGCCAACCAAGAAACATTGCTAATACCCTGCAATGATAACAGGGAAACACATATCCTCTATTCGACTTTGGCAAGAAGAAAAATTCTCCGAAAGGAAGGTGTCAGAAATGACAAATATTAAAGAGTATGCTTTTGTTCTTGATGCAGAAGGAAAACAATTAAGTCCTATGCGCACAGAAAAAGCATGGTATAAAATTAGACATAATCAAGCAAAATTGATTAATAAATACCCTATGGTTGTCCAACTAAACAAGGTCGTGCCAGAAGATGAAATTTGCAAAGATGAAGTTCGCTGCGGAATTGATGATGGTGGACTTCATGTTGGTATTGCACTTGTTCAAAATTGCCAGACGAAAAATAAGGTTCTTTTGAAGGGGACTATTGAGCAACGTAATGATGTAAAGAAGAAGATAGAACAACGTAAAATGTATCGCAATCATAGAAGATACTATAAGAGATACAGGAAATGTAGATTTAGTAACAGAGCTTCTTCTATGAGAAAAGGACGTATTGCTCCTAGTATTTTTCAAAAAAGACAGGCTACTATGCGTATTATAAATCAAATAAACAAGTGGATAAATATTTCAGGGTATTGGCTTGAAGATGTGTCCATTGATATTAGAGCTATGGCAGATGGATATAGGTCTTATGGTTGGCAATACCAAAAATCTAATAGACTGGACGAAAATATTAGAAAAGCTGTTATTATGCGAGACGGATGTAAATGTATGGAATGTGGAAAGTCTAATTGTAGGTTGGAAGTGCATCATATTAAACCTCGCAGAAATAACGGTTCTAACACTATGTCTAATATGATTACGCTATGTTCTAAGTGCCATGATAAAACAGAGGGTAAAGAAGAACAGTTTATGAGTAGATATTTTTCTATGATAAATGGCTCGGATAATAAACATCTAAATTATGCCTCTCATGTTATGATTGGTAAGACATGGCTAAGAGAACAATTATCTAATTTAGCTCCGCTGCGTTTAACAACTGGTGGAGACACTGCAAACAAACGTATTGATTGGAGTATCGAAAAGTCTCATAGCAATGATGCTATATGTATTACTGGGTTAAAACCAGATACAGTAATGGTAAAAGACTGGATGCTAAAGCCAATCAGAAGAAAATGTAACGGTAAAACCGATAGCGTTTTTGGCTTTAGGTATAGAGATTATGTCGAATATACTTATAAAAACGGAAGAACATACAAAGGGTATGTAACCGCTTTGATTCCAAAGAATCATGCAATAAGTTTTCAAAGTATTTCAAAAAAATGTGCAAAAGTAAATGCACTAAAATGTAAATTGCTTTGGAGATTTAATAGAATATATTGGCTATAAACCGAGGTGATATAATTGGCACTATCTAAAGAAGTGATTAAGGCTCTAAATAGCTCTAATGGTCTAACTCAGTCTCTAAATGTAGGTCAGGCTATTTCTGATGCTATTGATGAATGTGGCGGTTCTACTACCAATGTGCAGAACGTCACTAATGTAATTGATGCGCCTAAGATTGCGCACCACGATAAGCTAGATGGTAATGTTACAATTGCCACTCTAAAAACTGCCTACAATTCTCTTATAGACGACCTAATTAAGGTCGGTCTAATGGAGTAATTATATGTTAAATTTAACGAAAGGAGGTGACATGAGATTGGAGAATAAAAGTTTATATTTCACATTTGGTATTGACGACGTAAATGTTATTGAAGATGATGATAGATTTGCTATCACTAAGATTCGTGCATTTGCAGAAAAAGAGAATAGTCACACTCAACCAATTTCTTTTGATTCTCTTAAAATGACTGCTAATACTATTTATAATGTTCCTGTTGTAGTTGAGTTTACTGATTGGAATGATGACGGTATTGGTACTCACTCTAAGGCAGAAATTCCAGTTGGGTTTGTTTACTCTGAAAACAATCCTGTCACCTTTGAATATGATGAGGAGCGAGACAAGAATTTCTTGACTATTAAAGCTCTTATTTGGAAAAACTATTCTAAAAATATTGTTGATATTATTCATAGTTCTAATGACAGAAAGAAAGTATCTGTTGAAATGACCACTACTGATTATCAAGATAATGGCCCATTTGATAAACCAGACGTTTATAGCTGGAAATATCAAGCTATTACTATTTTGTCAGACCAAGTTGCAGAGGCTTGTAAAGGAAGTAATGTCCAGCTTATGAAATTCTCTGAGGATAAAGAAAATTATATTAAAGAAAATTTTGCTGACAAGATTGCTATTGATAATTCTAAAGAAGCCGCTACAAGTGGCGAGTGGTCTAATCCCGGTCAGAAGCTATTCAAGCCAATTAAAGAAGCGTCTAATGCAAAGTCTTTGCTAAAAGAAGCATATTTAATTGGTGACTTCTCCGACAATGAGTATGAAATTACGAAATTCAAGTATCCACATCACGTTGTTCGTGATGGTAAACTTATTGTTCATAAAGATGGCTTGCAGTCCGCATTCTCTAGGGCTGCACAGCAGGGAATTGTTAAAGGAGACGTGAAGTCCCACTTGCTGAAACACTATCATGAACTTGGTTTAGATACACAAAATTTTGCAGAATTTGGTTTCTCGCAAGATGAGTTTAATCAGTATTTTGCAGAAGATTATAAACAGGACGAGGGTGAAAACGTGGAAGAAGAGAAGAAAGTAACAGAAGCCGAAGTCGCTGAGACCAAGAAGGAAGATGAGACTAAGGTGGAGGAAGCGGAAGCAGCCGAAGAAAAGACCGAGGAAAAGGTTGAAGAGGCTTGCGAAACCGAGACCATCACAGAATCTTGCGAAACTAAAATGGGCAGTGACAAGAAAATGGCTGACGATAAAGATGATGATTCCGATGAGCGTCATGATGATTCTGACAAGGACGATGATGACAATAAGGAAAATATGTCTCTTGAAGAAGCTATGTCTGAAATTTCTAATCTAACTGCTGAAAATGAAAAGTTGAAAAAGGATAATGAAGCATATATGGCTAAATTTGAAGCCATGTCTGATTATGATGAACTGAGGGCTTTTAAGTTTGCAGCAGAAGAAAAAGAAAAGCAAGAAGCTAATATGGTTAAGATGTGTGAAGTCCTAGACGAAATCTCTGAAAAGGGTGTTGAAATGTCTGAGGATGAACGTAATGCTTATATCTCTAAATTTAGCGAATATGATAGTGTAGCCGCGTGGAGTAACATGGTAAAAGCCGCAGAGTTTGACCGAGTTGGTGCTCCCTCTGGCAACATTCACAAGATTGGTCTACCTTATGGAGAGAAAAAGAAATCTACTGGTTCCATTTGGGACAATTAAAAATTATTAATTTTAGGAGGAAATTTTACTATGTATGATGTTCTAATTAAGAGCGGCTACGCGGCTCTAAATGTTGATAACTGGAACCGTACTGTCGTATGCGAAGAGGACGTACCCAACGGTGCAGTTTTTGCTCTAAGTGAGTATTCTACCGATGCTGATAGCAAGATTGTTTGGAAGGCTGGCAAGCCTGCCGCAGACGCAAAGAATCTATGGATGGCATCTAGCCCCGAAGTCGTTATTACTACTCTACCTGACGGCACTGAGCTAAAGGGTATTGATAACAATATCCGCGATTTCGTAAATATCAAGGGGCATCCTATTGATGCTTTCAAGCTAATCGAAGACGATGTTCTTACTATCGTTCCTAGTGAGACTAATGCAACTGAAATGGCTACTGCAAAATTCCTAATTCCTGATACTACTAAGTTCACCCTAAAGGCACAGGCTACGGCTACCGCTCCTACTGCTGGTATGTATCTAAAGGCACTGGGTGCTACTACCGCTCATATTGGCGATGGCAACCTAGTTAAGAAGGCAGTTACTGCTTACAAGTTTGTTGTCTGTGTAGCTTGATGATATTTTAAGAAAAGGAGAATAATACTATGAATGAGAAGACTCTAGCTTTCTCCGGCGATATGACTGCCGAAGTAAAGATTAAGGATTATTTTAATGACTATGCAAAGCAGCGTGGTCAGTACGACGGCCCTGTTGACACTTCTATCTCTTTTGCCGAGAAGGAGAAGAAGATTAATGACCTACTGATGGCAGAAGTTAAGAAGCTATCTGGTCTGGATTTTAATAATTCTTTTGCCTCCATTGAGATGATGGCTAAGAATCCCACTTTCCAGTGGGCATACATGGCTGTTATTGACGCAGCCATTGATATGGTTCTACCTGATTTTGTAGACCGTACTACCAGTGTCTATACCGAAATGCGTAATGGCGCTATTGGTGATAGCTTTAAGTTTGATGTTGAGTCTAACGACCTGTTTATTGTCTCCAAGGCTGGTCGGAATCAGCGCAATACTGAGTTCCAGCGTGAAGATATTGGTCAGCGTTCTATCATCCCCTTCAACCACAATATTTCTGTTGCTTCCAATAAGTACAAGGCTCTGTGTGGCAAGGAATCCATGGCTCGCTTCCTGATGAAGGCTGTTCTATCTATGGAAGCAGAACTAACCAAGGAAATTGCTCTAGCATTTGCTACCGCCATGGATGATGTTAAGGACAATGGCGCAGAGGCTCTACACGTTGCTGGTCTAGCGGACAAGAGCGTTATTAAGCTAATTCAGACTGTTTCTGCTTATAACCGTGCTCCCGCTATTCTGATGGGTACTATGAGCGCTGTTCATGACCTACTTCCTCAGTCTGCTAATCTGCGCATGATGGTTGATTCCGATTATGTTCGCGTTGGCTATATTTCTAACATTTATGGTACTGACGTAATGGTTATGCCTCAGTATGCAGATTATGCCGCTGCTGACCAGTACAAGCTGGCTCTGCCTGATGATAAGATTTATGTCATCAGTCCCTCTGCCCAGAAGCCTGTTAAGCTGTGCCTAGAGGGTGCTACTACCTCTAACACTGTTGATAGCAATGCAGATGCAGACCTGACCACCAATACTACCATTAATAAGAGTTGGGGTATCGGCGTCATTACCAACGCTATTGCTGGTGTCATCACTGTCAGCTAATTGCTTGTTAAATTTTAAATAATTGCTCTACTCCTTCGGGAGTAGGGTTCATATTATTTTTTGTATTAAAAGGGGTATAAAATGGCAACTAATACACAGAGAATCGAAAACCTTGAAAAGGGTATGTCAGAAATGCAGGGTACACTTGGAGAGATTCTTGCTGCACTACGCGGTTTTTCTACTTCCTCTGCTCAAAATGAATCTGTTGCAGTTGTACACGAGGATAACCCATCCGAAGAAGATTATACAGAACCAGAGGACGGAAAGAGCATTCGTGTTCGCAGTCTGTTTAATGGGACTCTTAATCTTACTTATGGGGATAGACGCTTTGTTACTTTTAATAAGTACGGCGATGAAAATCGTGTGCTATATCGTGACCTGATTCAAATTGTAAATATGAATCACAAGTTTGCAGAAGAAGGATACTTTGAAATTGAGGATGCAAGTGCTGTTTATTTTCTTGGTATGACTTATGCTTATAATAATATTATTAAGTATAAGGATATCGAAAATATTTGCAGTTATTCCGATGATAAAGTGAAAACTCTAATTGAGAACGCAAGTGATTATCAGAAAAGCCTAGTAGCAAATCGTGTTGCTCATCAAATTGTTGATGGTAAGAATGTAGACTACAACAAGGTTAATTTGATTAATAAGTTGTGTTCCGTAGATATTAGTAAGCGTGCAGAGTCTATTCGCTCACTTGCTTAAATTATTTTAAATAAGAAAGGCGGTGAATGGGATTGAACAATATTAATCTGTTTGATGATGAAATAGAAGATAAGCCTGTTGAAGAACCAGACGCTCCACCAGAGCAAACACAACCTTCTGGTACAAATTTTAACGAGATTTATAAATTATTTCTGATTTCATTACAGGATTACGAGTTGAAACGACTATTTAATGATAATCCAGAAGCAGCAGATGATTTGCTTATGTATTTTCTATTAAGAGCTATTCCGCTTTTTATAAATTGTCAGAAAGATATTGAACAATATCATCAAAATGAATTAGGAGAATATGAATTTAACGACACATTGACATTAACAGAAAAGACTATTCTTTCAGATTTAATGGTTCAATGTTGGCTTGATTTTATAATTTCTGACACTACTCAACTTGGTGGTTTGCAAGATACTGACTTTAAGCGTGAATCCGCTTCTAATAATTTGAAAGAGAAAGCAAATTATGCAGATAGATGGAGAGAAAAGACAAATCAGAAAATTATAAACTATGGTTTAAAGAATACCCCATTTGCTGAGTGGGCGGTGGGAAACTATGGACTTTAATGGGATTAATTTTTCTGACAAAGAAATTCAAGAGTATAAACAATCTGTAATTAATAAATTATTTGCAATTCTTGGAATTTTTGAGGATTGTGAAGCTATAAATGATTATTCTGGGTATACTGCTTACATTAAGAGATTAACAAGAGAATTTAACGGGTTATACAATATGTTCGGTATTGTAAATTTCCTTTCTGTTGTTAGTATTCTTGAGGGTTCGCAAGTACCCATTGAACATTCAGAGGTTAAACGACTAGTGTTCCATTGTATCTCTCTGGTCAAAAAGGCTAGGTGATATATATGTCATACTATGATACTTTTATGAATGTTAATAAACACCCTGCTCAAAGATGGAGAAACCAACTTCAAGACACGGTTGATAAAGTCTTTGAGAATGCGTCTACTTGGTGGGACGATGTATGGGAAGAGAAAGAGTTTGGCTCAGATGGTCTTGAGACAATTATAACTAATGAAGAAAAAAGAGAAGAACTATTTAATAAAATAGATATCCGTATTACATCACTCGTTGATGCTAAAACCGGTCAGCGTGTAAACGATGACTATAAGAAATTAATTTATAAAGATTTGGATTATAGACCAAAGCTAGGACAAAGGTATTTCTTCGACGATAATATCTGGATTATATATTCGCGTGATAATATTCGCAAGAGTTCATCCAGTGTTTATGTTAGACGTTGTAATAATACGATTAATACTCTAGCAGAGGACGAAAAAACAATTCATCGTGAACCATGCTATATCGAATACAAAATTGTTGAAGACCAGATTTCTACATCAGAAGTTATTGATGTAGCCAAAAACAAAATTGAAGTTGTTTGCCAGTATAATGATTGGACAAGCCAGTATAGAATTAATACTCGTTTTATGTTAAATGGTGTAACATATAAGATTAGACAATTTGTCAATTTCTTAAATATGAACACATTTCAAGATAATCCGGGCTTGTTAAAATTCTATGCAGACTTTGAAAATTACAATGTGGCAGACAATCCGAAGAACGATTTGGCTAATGATGATAAAGAGCTAAAAGAGCCAGAAGAATTTACTATTCTTTTGAATGGCTCTAAAACGTTTGTTTTCGATGAGAACAACTATACGTTTAAATGTAACAAAGATAAAACAGTTTCAGAAGATTATTATTCATTCACATTTACCAATAATAGCTTTAAAATTAAAAACTATCATAAAAGCAACAATCCCCTTATTGTTGATTGTTATCAAGATGGTATGCTAGTAAAAACATTTGAGATTAAATTAGGAGGTGTTATTTAATTGTATTACGAAGAACTTAGTCCTATTGTATTTGCAGTTATTTATAACAGACTCCTAAGAAGTGAGCGTTTAGTTAGGCTTTTAACCTGTTATAAAAGGAATAAATCACCGTATCTTGATACTTCTTTCGAAGAAGAAATAGAGAGAATTGGTGGTGTAAATAATCTTGTTTATATGGGGCAAGACCTAGATAAATGCACAGACGTTCATATTTATCCATTAGAGCATATTCCTGACGCAAAATTAGACCAAAAAACATATTTAACTGTAACACTTAATGGTGGTTACACCACAGAAGTTGCGCAGTATAAAAAAGTTATTGTGTGTGTTGATGTGGTAGTTCACGATGAACAAAGTGTTATTCTGTCTGATAATCCCGACTATCCGATAGCTTATCGTCTTTACGATATCGTGCATGAAATTGATGCAATCATTAATGACAAAAGGTTGGAAGACTTTTCTCCCGGACGTATGAGCCTGATAGGATTTCAACGTCGTTATTATAATGGTTATTTTAATGGTTTGCAGCTTCAATATCAACTAACACTAAACAGCACAATTGGTTGTGATGGTGGTTCTACAAATCTACTACCTAAATTTATTCTAAAAAATTGAACGCTTTACAGTTGTATAGCGGGAGACCGCTAAAATTAGCAGAAAACGTATATGTAGAACACCCAAAAGTTAATAAATTATTTAGCGACGTTGGGGAAAAAGATGTTTATAGTGAATATATGAAAAATCTGACTCTCATTATCACACAGTCGAAAGATATTGCTGATATTTTATGGGTTGAAAATAAAATATGGTACGAAGATATTAAGTCTGAATATGATTTTTTTATTCAAGAATGCCTATCAGATAGTACATCAAACAATGTTTTTATTAGAGATGGTGAACTTGTCTCAGAAAATGACGAAGAGTGTATTGTTATCAATAATGATATGTCTAATGCGCTTAATTACTTTCTAAATTTGGACGGTAAGTGGATTGTATTAGGTAGAACCATTGGAGAAAACACACAAATATTCCTTTTGAGCGTTAAATGTGAAAATGATAAGTTATATATAGAGTCTGATTCTGTTAAATTTAACGAACAGACTTATCATATATTGGTAGAATATTTAAGAGATATAAATTGGATTCATCCTAAATATGAATTTCTTAAAGGTGCTACCAAAAAAGCAAAAAAAGTAATCTTACAGAGAAACTACGAAGAAAGAGAATACGAGGCAAGAAAAAATAAAAGTAGAGATAAAGAACAAGAAGATTTTCAATGTATATTATCTTGTCTCGTAACTTTTAAAATATTTTCATACGAAGAACTTTTCAGCAAACCTATATATGTGATTTATGATTCGTATTTCAGATATATTCAAGCTGACAATTATAGAAATACAATGGATGCTTTACACTCCGGGTGTATTGACACAAAGAAAACCCCGATTGATATAAATAAAATTCATTGGTCTTCTATTATAAATAATGAAAGTTAATTATTTAAGGAGGAAATAGTTATGGCAAAAGGAACACCTAAGAACTTTGTTATTCAACAGGTGTATGAGATTCTAATGCAGAAGCCATCTGATGAGAGCATTATCGGATATTTAAAGCATTGCAAGACTTCTAGTATTGAGAATACACAAGAGATGGTGTACCCTAGTGGCGGCAAGGGTAACTCCTATATCGGTCGTGGCTTTGGGCACTCAAAGCACGCCACCTTTAATATTGAAAATGCAACTTGGAATACTGATGTGCTTGCAGCACAGAATGGTACTGACGTTGTTATGGGTGAAACTACTTATACTAAGTATGTTCAGATTGACCTAAAGGAAGGCACTACCGCGTATGATTTGACTTTGCCCGCTGTAAAAAAGACTGGCGCAACTCGGTATATCGGTACTATTTATGGTACTCAAAAAGATGGTGACTATGTAAAGGTTCTAACAGAGGACGACACCGCTTCTTCTGGGAAGTTTAGCTATACCCCAGAAGTTACATCTGGCGAGATTAAAAAGGCTAAGATTACTCTTGATGAAACCGATGTAACTACAATGGTTCAGACCCTTGGCTGTACTAAGCTATCCATGGCTTATACTATTAAGTCTAAGGCAGTGGCACAGCGTATTAACATCAAGACCAATACAATGCCTGATACCGCACTAGTAACTGCCTATGGTCTAGTTGCAGATATTTGCGACGGCAGCCTGTATCCTTGTATCGTTCATGGTATGGCTCAGATTGATGGCAACTGGACATGGGATTTGTCTGCTGACGGTGACCCCGCAGTACACAATATCTCTATGGAGTTTGTTGCTGGTTGTGAATCTGACGACCTGTATTCTATTATTATTGATACTGACGAGGAGTAATTCTTTGCGATTAAATGTAGGTAACGTATTTGCGTTACCTACATTTTTTATTATTATTGAAATGCGAGGTGAACTATTTGCCTTATAAAAAATTAAATATTAAAAATGGTCAGATTTTAAATCAAGCTCATCTAGCACATTTTGAACAAGGAATATCAGACAATAGCACGGATATTGAAGAAATACAAAATAAAATAAAAGGCATTGAAGATAATGGGGGGGGGTAATATTCCTATTGTTTACCCTCAACAATTTGGTGCTGTTGGTGATGGCGACGATATAAATGGTGTCGCTAGGATTGACAAGACCGGTTTAACATTAGCTAATCCAGATTCAACCTCTGGTAAGTTCTCTATGCTTAAATTTGAAGGTGGTAATAATGGTTTTGTATCTATATTTAGCCCAGAAGAAAATACATTAACACTTTCCGCTTCTGATTGCATTATGTTGAATAATAATCTGGGCGTTTCTGATACAGCTGTTATGCTATATCAAGAAAATAAAATCCATTTTGATGGCGGTCATGATAATGGTGTAGTTATGTATAGCAAAACCGGTTCTCATGAGCTAAGTATTGACCTAGAGGACAAGCATTTCTTAATTAACAGAAACGGTTTTATTGGAAATGCGAGTACAGCAACAGCGGCTTCAAAATTGTCACAAGAAAGAACTGTATCTGGCGGTACAGATGTTGTGTTAAATTATAAATATGATGGTTCAGACGATTCAAAAGCAGACGTTGGTTTTTATTCATGTAATGCAAAAGTTGGAAACCAGAATAATTATCCATACCATCGTATTGCAAGAATTGATTTAACTTCTGAGAATTATAAAGACTGGTCAACAACACTATATATTTCTCAGGGATATCTTGGTGGTGGTTTTGGTATTTGCAGAATCGCAATGAGAACTAATGGCACAGGTGCTAGGTCTGGCGTTGAAGTAAAGTGGCTTGCTAGAAATAACCTATCAACAGACTTTGTTCAGATTGCAGTTGATGATACAATCAATGCAACCTACGCTGATGTATTTGTGAAGATTGAATCTTCCTACGCTTCTACCACAATTAGAGCGTTTGCGTCTGAATCTCGTGGTTTTATTAAGAGAACATGGATTCTTGTTGATTCAGAAGAAGTTGACAACACTACGGAAGATACAAGGGGAAGTTCTGTAGAGTGTTACAAATCAATATCCGATGCCGGAAGCGAAATACACAATGCTCAATACACTGCCATTATTACCGGAAGCGATACAATGGCAGAAAGAGCAAATCGTGATTCTAATGGTCAACAAATAGTTGCTACTTATATCACAAAAATTGAATTGTCTGGTGAAAATACACTTAAAGTTACATACGGTGATGGTCATCACGACACAGTAGCAATACAGTAAATAACGTATAGAAAGGGATGTATTATTATGATGGAAATTCTAACTCCTATTATTGTTAATTTAGTTCGTATTATTATTGCCGGTTGTTTTGCATATCTATGCAAGTCTGTCATCCCCGCTGTTACCCCTTGGCTAAAGCAGATTGGTCTATATCATGTTGTAAAATATTTTGTAAATGCAGCTGAAAAGATGGCGTCCACAAGTCAAATTCCTAAAGAAACTAAGAAACAGTGGGTAAAGGATATGCTTAATAATGTTGGCATTAAAGACAGCGTTATTATTGACGCCTTAATTGAGGGCGCTGTTGAAGAACTTGATAACCAAAAGGGCAAGGTCGGAGACGCATTCAACAAATAAATCAGGTGTAAGAAATGAAACATAATAGAATTTGTGCATACTGTGGACGCTCATATTATGTTTGTCTGGCTTGTGTTTCTGTTGGCTCATATAAAAACTCCTATTGTTCTGAGGATTGCTTTCGCAAAAGTATAATGAACAATGGAAACTTGCAACCAGTAATTATCGAAGGAGAAAAAATGAAGACTTTACTAAGAGGTAAACTTGCTAATTCTGATATCTTTGTTGATATTATTGGCTACGACCTAGAACTTGGCAAGTTTGACTGTCATGATGGGGTAACTCGTACCCCAGACGATTTTAGATATTTCGTTGTTCCATGCAATGAAATGAAAGAAATTAATAAATATGTATCAGAACTAAATGAAATGAAGTCTAAAACTTCTAATCGTACTTCTACCCAGAAGAAGACTGGTACTGAAAATTCAAAACATGAAATTAAGTTTTAAATTATAAAACGTTTGGAAATGAGTTATTTATCTGTAATTTATGGATTTTTAACTCATTTTCTATTTTAGATGTATGTTCATGAAAGTGAAATTTTATTGCTAAATAAAGTGCTGTAAACATGGGGATTTTTAAGGGTGGGTTGTGGTTGTTTACAGGATTTCGGATTGAAAGGGATAAAAATATGGACAAATGTTTCAAAATGTATATCAAAGATGTTACACACGAACAGCTAATTGGCGTATATGACTCTAAAAATTTAAACGTGAAGAGTTTATATACATCTGTAACAAATGATGAAAATAGTTTTACTCTAACTTTTTCAGACGACCAACTTGTTGAATATCTACAATTTAACAAGAATATTATGCTACGGTTTATTATCATTTATGAGCAGTATTGTTTTAATCTGCCCGACCCAATGTATCGTCTTGAAAAGTATAGCACAATCAATTATTATCTGTCAAGAGATGATAACCCAGCAGATGAAAAATATTGGGAATTGATGCTAAACAATGTCGTAAAAAGTAATCGCAACGAATATTTCTTTACAGAAAATGGCAAGAAACCGGTGATTGATATTGACGAATGTTGGAAAGATTTTTGAACAGAAGTTCAAAGAGAGTATTCCTAAAGATGTAACAGTAATTAGATTGCATGATAGCGCAAGTGGTTTTGGACAAGATAGTAGGTCAACAAGATTCTCTATGAAATCTCCATTTGACTTTATCTTGTTCAAAACTCCTTGTATGTATTGTCTGGAACTAAAATCAACAGACAAGAAGAGTTTTTCTTTTGAACGTGAGAAACCAACGAAAGGAAATCCTACTAAACGAGAAATTCATTGGCATCAAATTCAAGCTCTTACTGAGTATAATAAGTATTGTAATTGTATATGTGGTTTTGTGTTAGACTTTAGAAATGATGGAACTTATTTCTTGAGTATCAAAGATTTTAATAAATTTAAAGAAGAATCAACTAAGGTTTCAATAAATATTCAGGACTGTATTGCGTATGGTGCTGTTCAAATAGATAAAAAATTAAAGAAAAAATATTATAGCTATGACGTAGCAAAGTTATTAGATAAGATTGGAAGTGAGTAAAATTGGGAAGAAAAACTGTATATAATAGAATTTATACAGAAGAAATCTGGGCAAAGGTTAATGAAGACAATAAGAACTTGTTGAAAGATTATCTTGCATATAAGACTACTGGCGGTCGTTCTCCACAGACGATTTATCAATATGAACAAATGATTCGTCTGTTCTTCTGTTGGAATTATTTGCATAATAAAGATACGTTCTTTGTGGATTTGAAGAAGCGGCAACTTGTTAGTTTCTTTAATTATGCAATTACAGAAATGGGATGGTCTAGTAATAGAATCTCTACTATCAAATCATCTCTATCTTCTATGTCAGATTATATTGAAAATGTTCTTGACGATGAGTTTCCTGATTTTAGAAATATTGTTGTTAAGCTGGAAACCCCTGTAAAGCAGACTGTTCGTGAAAAGACTGTTATGAGCGAAGAGCAGATTCAAGATTGCCTTGATAAACTAGTCGCTGCTAGACGATATCAGGCTGCTTGTTATCTTGCACTTGCTGTTAGTTGCGGTGCGAGAAAAGCAGAGCTTATTCAGTTTAAGGCAAACTGGTTTACTGATGAAAATATTGTTTATGGCTGTATGTGGAAAACACCTGAACAGATTCGTACTAAAGGGCATGGTAAACAGGGCAAGTTGCTCTATAAGTTTACCTTCATTAAGTCATTTAAACCATATTATGAGATGTGGATGAAATATCGTAAAGAAAATAATATCGAAAGCGAATGGTTGTTTATTGTGAAAAATGATGATGACACTTATCGTCAAGCAAGTATTTCAACAGCAGATAGTATTTGCAGAACAATCTCAGCCTTTATGAATACGGATTTCTATAGTCACTGCTGTAGGCATCGTTACGTTACTATGATGAAAGAATCTAAACTGCCAGACGATGTTATTATTGCTCTTGTGGGCTGGGAAGCTGGGTCAGGAGGGGCTATGTGCGCAACTTATTGCGATTTAGACACCGCTGACACACTTGGTGATTATTTTGATGAGAACGGTATTAAGAAAGATATTAAAACTGGTACTCTGAATGATATTTAAGGATTAAAAGGAGTTGAAATTATGACACTAAAGACTGTTATTGATAAATTAAACCAATACAAAAACAAGCTGATTGATAAAGAGTCTCTTGATAGTTGGCTCTTTGAGAATATCAATATTACTAATTATATTTCTATTGGTAATAAGTACGCTTATATTCACAAGATTAATGAAATTTTCTCAGGAGAGATTGCTGAGATTCTAAACAATAAACTAGATATTGAACTTGTATTTATGCGTTATGATATGCACGTCTTGTTTGATATTCTTCTTAAATATACCGATATTGAAGTGGCAAAGGAAGATAAGTCTCCTGAGTATTATGATATTATGGTAGAAACTGAATTTGACCGTTATCTAAAACTAGCCATTGGTAATGATTGCGTTAAATTTATGGATGCTTTTGAAAAGGCTTCTGGTATCAACGAAATTAATACTATGAATATTATCAAGGGTGCTATTGACAATAATATTACTCAAGATAAGATTGATGCTCTTGATAAGGTATTTAAGAAGCTAAATACTAAGAAGAATAAAGACTTCTTAGAAGATGTAATGGCATATTCCAACCCTGCCGTTAAGGAACTAATGGACGGTATGCGTAAGTCCGCTATGGAAGAGGCTAATAAGAAAATGAAGGAGAAATATTCTAAGCCGGACGGTGATTCAAATGGCAAAACAAACAGTTGATAATAGGAAACTGCAAGATGCGATTGGAGTAAAAATAAAAAGAATCCAAAATGGTTTTTATGAATCCTACGAAAGAGAAGCTAGAAATATTTTAATGGCTATCGCTCAAGAAGGGGTTAAAAAAATTAAGGAATATATAAAAAAGTATTTTTACGATGATACTTCTGAATCTCCTTATTATGAAAGATTAGCAGAACAAGGCGGTTTTCTAGCAACTATTAGTTATACTATCATTGACAAACATGGTATGCCTAATCAAATTAGAATTTACTGTGATTGGGATAAACTCAAACGTGTCATTCGTCCGTATAGTCCCGGTCAAACTCCACAATTTGATGCTCACAACGGTTTCGATAATAAGAAATTTACAGAAGGATTGTATGATTATATAATGAATGGTGAGTGGCATTCTCCTTATGGTCATGCTTTAACCAATGGCATTGGTGAGGGTGTCAACGATGAACTTTCTAATCTTCTTACAGGTAGAGCAAGACAAGAAATTGCGGCTTATATGAAGAAATACTTCAAAGATACTACTATCAAACACCGCGTTGCTGGCGGTCTTTCTGTTAGCAGAGACACAAAGAGGCATAAGAGATAAGGAGGTGGGTAAATGGCAAATAAATCTCAAAGCGATATTTTTAGCTTTCTAATTACGCCTGAGTTTGATACTAAAAATGTAACAGACAGTGCAAAATATTTAGAAGAAGAGCTAAAAGAGGTTGCAGAAAAAATATCGTCGCAAGTAAGCGAAGCAATGGGTAAAGGCTTTTCTTTCCCGAAGAACTTCAAAAAAGACGATATAAATGAAGTAGCAAAATTAGTTGAAAGCCTCGGAGGAAGTGTCAAACGGGCTGGGTCTAATATTACTTCGTCTTTCAAAGATGCAAATGGAACAGTAATAACATTAAAACAAAGCATAAAAGATGCGATAGACGTTGCAGAAGCAGAAAGTATAAAGGCCGCTGGCAGTCTTCAAGAAGTAATAAATATAAGAAAGCAATATGAGCAACTAAGAGCATCTTCATCCACTTATTCTGGTGCAGAACAAACAAAAGAACAAAGTCAAATTGAAAAAGAAATTATACAAAATCTTGAGAAAAGGTATCAGTACGAAACAAAGATAATGGACGCTAAACAGCAAGGTAATTCTGTTAATGTCCAATATTATACCTCGTTGAAGGCACAGCTTGCCACAGAGCGTCAAGAATTAGAGAAACAGTTAAGCACACAAAACACGGTAGCCAAACAAAATATCGCCAATGCAGAACAAGAGCTTATCGCCAAAAGAAATGTCTATAAACAAAATCTACAAAATCAAGCCGTTGCGGAAAAGGATAATACTAATCTAACAAATAGTATTAGTTTGTTGAATCAATATCAGTCTGTTCAGGCTAAAATAACTCAGGCAGAAACAAGCGGTCAAAAAGATTCTGCGTATTATCAAGAGCTAGAAAAACAGCTTCAAGATATTGTTTCTGAAATGAAACAATATGGTCTTGTTATTGACCAAACAACTGGTAAATTAACTTTTGACAAAACAGCAACAAGCGCTGTTCAGGCAAAAGAAAATATTGATAAGGTTGAAAAGGCTGTAAAAAATGTTGGCACATCTCTTGATGCTACAAATGCAAAAGCCAAAGACCAGAAACTTCTGAGTACCATTAAGGAGTATGTAAAGCAATATCAGACTTTGCAAACTCTTGAATCACAAGGGAAACAAGATACTCAAGCATACAAAGATACTCAAACTGCAATGAGCGGTCTTGTCTCTACACTAAAACAATACGGAGTTGAGGTACAAACTAGCACAAGCGGAACGGCTCAGTTTGTTGTTGTTCAAAAAAATCAAGAAAACCAGACGGAGCAAGTTACAGATGCGCTCAGACAAGCAAATGTAACCTTAGAAACACATAAAGAAGGGCAAAAGTCTCTTTCTGACTCCGTTCAATCTAGTGTAGAAAATTTTATTAAGTATCGGGTGGCTATGGAAGCCATCAACAAAATCACTAGCGAATTTACATCTGCAATTTATGATATGAACGAAGCCATGACACAGGTTCGTATGGTTACAATGGGTAGCTATGAAGATACTGTGGCATTGGCTGATAGTTATACTAAATTGGCAAAGCAACTTGGTACTACTACGACCACAGTTGCAGAGGGTGCAGATGCTTGGCTTAAATGTCTAGGTCAAGTAAAATCTCTCTAATTGCTGGAAAGTCCTTAGAGCTTTGATAACCAAGTTATTATAGTGATATAATAATGGCTGAACTAATCATTCAGGCATGGTAAAATAATCGAAGATTGGATAATCAGCAGCCAAGATTCTTAAATATTTATAATAAAGCTATTGAAATATTTTAATAGATATGATATAATATTTAAGAGTAAGGTTCATCGACTAATTGTAAGGGCAAGTGCTCTGAAACGGGAGATACCTTTATGGTAAAGATATAGTCAGAACTTATGTAGAAATACATAGAAAATCTTTTCTTGTTGAATTTTAATTCTATTTATCAGGAGGTGAAATAATGTTTAATGTTGAAAATCAAATTATAAAAATTCGTGTAATTAATTTTACAGAAGAACATTTTAATAAACTTGGCTACCATGTTAAAAATGGAGACACTATCTGTATCCCTGCAAAAGATTTACCAAACGGCTCAGGCACAAAAATTGATGTACAATGCTCATATTGCGGCAAGATATTTAAAAAGGCTTGGAGAAAATATCTCGAAACTAAAGATAGCATTTGTTGTGAAGAATGCAAAGAAACCAAAATGATGGAGACAAACTTCAAAAAGTATGGCGATGTATGCTCTTTAAAGAATCCAAAAGTAAACGCAAAAAGAAAAGCCACTTGGGACGAAAGGTACGGAGAGGGCAATAATCCTTTAACATCCAAAGAAGTAAGAGAAAAGGCTTACAATACTATGCTCGATAGATACGGAGTTTGTCATAAGAGTGTTAATACAAGCAAATCCCAAAAATATCTATGTAATTTATATAACGGATTACTCAATTACAATATATCTGGATATATAGTTGACATTTTATTAAAAGACAACATTGTAATGGAATATGATGGGACAGGACATCGTATGTCTGTTAAAATGGGGCAAATAACCAATGAAGAATTTGACAAAAAAGAATCTATTAGAGAGAAAGAGATTATAAATTCTGGATATAAAATTATGCGGATATCTTACATGAATAAACTCGATTCTCTTCCTAATGATAAGGTTTTGCTTGGTATTTTGGAAAGAGCGTATTTATATTTTAACTCCGGTAACAATATTTATTCATATAATTTGAAGACAAGAAAAGAATCTTTTAGCAAGTAACGACTACTAAAAGTAACATATTTGAAGACAAGGTTATAATGCTCAAGAAGCAATGGAGATGCTAAAGCAGTCAACTACGTTGGCTGTTGTTGGTCAATTAGACGCAAGCGAGGCGACTGACCAACTCACCGCAATCACAAAATCCTATAATGTAGCCGTAGACGATACAAGCAAAATCGTAGATAAACTTGTGCAAGTAGACCTTTCCTACGCTGCCAGCACAGGTGAAATCTCTACGGCATTACAGAAGGTCGCTAGTTCTGCTGGACAAGCAGGGGTAGGGCTTGATAAACTAATTGGTCTAATTACTATTTCTGAGGAAAAGACTCGACAAGCACCAGAAGTTATTGGGTCTGCTTGGCAGAGTATCATCTCGCGTATATCAAAAATCACGGCAAAAGTAGATTTGGATGACCTCGTTGATGAGCAAGGTATAACCCACACAATCAATGATGCAGATAAAGTTCTATCCAAATACGGAATTACCCTAGTTGATACAAACGGTAAAATGCGTGAAATTGGCACGGTTTTGGATGAAATTGGTGCAAAATGGAATAACATGAGCACCCTTGAACAAAACCAGTTGGCTTATGTGGTCGCCGGTTCGATAAGTGCTGGCGTAAAACGTACTTAATTGACGGGAAACCCCTTTAGAGTCTTGACAACTAAGTTATTATAGTGATATAATAATGGTTGGAAGTAATCAATCCAAGTATAGTAAAATAGTCAAGAATTGGGCAACCCGCAACCAAGCAACTATGAAAATAGTTGAAGGCTCAACGACTATCCAATTAGCGTTAAATTAACGCAATAGGAGTAGGGCGCAATTCGCTGCTGCGTGGGTGAAAACCCCTTAAATCGAAATGGTACGGCATATCATAGATATGCAAGATATAGTCTATTCTCATGTAAAAGCATGAGCATTTTTATGTTATATTGAGGTTATAAATGGGAAAAGTAATCAGATGGACAGACGAAGAAATTCAATTATTAAAAGAGCATTACCCTAATGATTCATGGGATAATATTTTATCTTTTATTCATAGAGAAAAAGGAAATATTATTACCAAAGCAAGTAAACTTGGAATCGTAAGGAATAGCCCGAATAAAAAGATTGAATGGTCTGACGAAGAGGTTGAAATTCTTAGAGGTGTTTATCTAACGACAAGACTAGAAGACATTCCGAGATTGCATTTACCAAATAAATCCAAAGATGCCATTATTAGAAAAATGGGAGAACTAAGGTTGCTAAAATCAAAACCTTGGACACAAGAAGAAATAGAGAAATTTATCAAATTATATCCAAACACAGACAATAAAGAACTTTGTAAAATATTTGGAAGAACAAAGAATGCTATAATCAACGAATCTCAAAAACTTAATTTATATAAAAGCAATAGATTCACAGAGGAAGATATTGCTTTTATAAGAAACAACTATCTTAAAATGTCAGATTTTGAAATCGGAGAAATTCTCGGCCATCATTGGAGAGTCGTAAAGGAGAAGCGTTTGTCTTACGGATGGAAACGTTCTGAACCAATCTTAGGACAAGGATATAAAAGTATTGCTGAATTTTGTCGTAAAAGCACACCCGGTTGGAGAGACGAAAGTATTGCATATTGTAATCATAAATGCGTAATCACAGGAGAAGAATTTGACGATGTTCATCATCTTTATTCTGCGAATCTCATTATAAAAGAAGTCGCAGATATTATTCCTCTTGAACCAAACGCTTCTCCCGAAATGTATGACGAGGAATATCTTGGAGAGATTCTTGACTTATTTGATAAGAAACAGCGAGAGTATGGACACGGAGTTTGTTTGACAAAAGAAATTCATACGATGTTTCATAAAGAATATGGATTCGGAAATAATACAAAAGAACAGTTTCTTGATTTCGTAGATAAACATAGCTTTAAATTATTAGTCGATATAACATAATATACAAAGATAGCAACTTTGTGAAATAAATAACAAAACAAGACAGCGCAACGTCTTTATTGCTGCTATGGAGGACTATAACCGTGTCCTAGAAGCGACTAGTGTTGCAGAAAATGCAAACGGTGTTGCTGCTGAAAAGATGACGGTCTACAACGAATCTCTTGAAGCTGCACAAAATAGATTAACCGCAAGTGTTCAACAATTTGCACAGGATTCTAACCTTGATAGAACCCTTGCATTAGCATACGATGGTTTGTCCAAAGTCGTAGAAATTCTAAATATTCTACTAAATAAAATTCCAGTTTTAAGTCCACTAATTAAAGCCATGGGTGTTGCACTCGCCACAGCTTTTGCAGCTGGTATTATCAAAAAGATAGTTGATACGTCTAAAGCACTATCATCTATTGTAAGTATAGTACCGTCTGTTGTCTCTGCTTTGTCTGGTGCTGGAAGTGCCGCAGAAGCATTTGGTGCTGCTTTGTACGCAGCCGGAGGCCCAGTTGGCGTAATTCTTGGACTTCTTGGGGCAATTGTTGCAATTGCCCCCGCCGTATACTCTGCTTGGCAAAAAATATTCCCATCAACAGAAGAAAAGGCAGAACGTTCTAAGAAAGCATTAGAGGAAAGCAATGCAGAGCTGGATGAAACAAACTCAAAGATACAAGAAGTTAAAAAACAAATTGATGATATAAATTCTAAAGATACTCTAACTCTTGCAGATGAGGCAGAAAAGCAAAGACTTCAAGAACAGCTTGATTTGCTCGAAGAGATTAAAAAAACACAAGAAGCTATAAATAAAGAAAAATCTGCACAGGCATTATCTGACGAACAAGCAAAAGCTAAAAAAATGACAACATATAGTTCGGAAGATGTGTCTCAGTATCAAACAGGGCTTCAATCTACACAAAATTATGCGACCGCAATATCTACTGAAAATATAAACGAATTGATTGCGGCATATCAACAACTTGAGAAAGAAAAGAAAAATCTAAATTCCACGGACGAGGATTATGCAGAACAATTAAAAACCAACGAACAACTAACATCTTCTTTTACCACAAAGTTGTTAGAGCAAAAACAGTCTTACCTAGATGAGATGAATGCTCTTTCAAATTTAGGAGATACAAGTTCAGAAACATATAGGGCTTTACAGCAAGCTGTTGACATGATAAATGTCACACTTGACCCGTCTAATTTTGAAACGATTAAAGTCCAAAATTTGATTGACACTTCTGGTATTTCTGATAAGTTACAAGAAGCTGTTCAAGACGGTGGAGAAGCTGGGCAAAAAACAGCAGAAGAGTATGCAAATAAATTTGCACAACAAATTCTAAATTCTGATGATTCTATAAAAGCAGCTTGGGCGCAAGCTATGAATATTGATGTCGATGACTTAAACATTGACAATTTAACACAAGAACTTCTTACGAAGTTCCAGCAGATGTACGGACAAGTTAATCAAGCGATATTTGAATTAACTTCCGAACAAGTTGCAGATTGGACTACCGAGGCAACAAATGCTCTCGTTACTCAAGACGAGGCAATGAAGGATTACATTTCTACCGTTGCAAATGTCACAGAGAAACAAGAGATTCTAAATGCGGCATATAGCGAAATGAAAGAAAAGGGCGAACTTAGTGTCGCCACAGTTCAGAAACTAATTGAGCAAGAACCGTCTCTTGTTGGTGCGCTTACTGTAGAAAATGGACATATTAGAATAAATATTGATTCTCTTCAAGATTTATCGAATGGCTATTTTAATACAGCTATTGAAACAAAAAAACAACAAATAACACAAACGCAGTCTGTGATTGATGAAACAAAAAAAAGAATAAAAGCAATAGAACAAGAAATGATTGCTCTTGGTAAGCTTATCCAAAAAAGAATAGACGCAGGAGAAAAGGTCTCTGCGACGGATTTAGACACATATCGTGGACAGCAAAAAACAAAATATTATCTTGAACAACAAGGAAAGCAAGCGCAAGAAACTCAGGATGATTTACAAGAGCAATTAGATGCTTTAACCAAATTACAAGAAGCTGGACTAACTTATACACCCCAAAAAGGCAAGTCTTCCGGGAAATCTGGCTCTTCTGGTACATCTGCCGCTGATAAGGCTGCAAAAGAATTTGAGAATGAAATCAAAGATAAGGTTAAAAATCTCAAGAGCATTGTACAGTTGTATTCTGAGAATGCTAACTGGGATGACCCAACCGTCATCAAAGACTTCCAAGACAGATATGACAAAATCTTAAATGAAGTCATAAATGACCCAAAAGCCAGAAAAGTTCTAGCTGATATGTTTAACCTTGATATAAAAAATATGCCGGTTGAACAACAAATTCAAGAGCTAACAACGCTATGGCAAAAACAAGCTGGCACAATTCAAGAATCGTACCAAAAACTTCTAAAGAATCTAGCTAAAGAAGATTTGAGTTCTGCTAAGGCTGTTATAGAGAAATATAAAGATGGCATTTATGGCGCTTGGAGTTCTGACGAAGCACTGAATGCAGCAAAAGCTGATTATCAGAAGTTTATTGACAAAATCACCAATGACGCAGATTACAGAGCTGCTATGGCAGAAGCGTTAAACCTTGGGGATATTAGTGGAGAATCAATAGAGAAACAAGTAGAAGCTGTTATAAGCGCCTTACTAAAGTCTACTGGTACACTTGATGACGCCCAACGAGACCTATACGATGACGCTTCTAAGAATATCAAAGCATTACAAGATGAAATTGAAGACATGATTGATACAGCAATCGGTCTACTTGAAAAAGCGGGCGATTTCCTGTTTGATATATTAGGTAAGATTTCTGACAGATACGATGCTCAGATTGACAACCTTGATAAGATTTCTGATGAACTTGATGACCAAAAAGATGCTTTTGAAGACAAAATCGACCAACAAAAAGAACTCCTAAAACTTCAAAAAGAAGAGATGGATAACGCTGACGAGCTTGCTGAAAAGAATAAGTCTATTGCAGACATTGATGCTCAATTGATGGAGCTGCAATATGACGATTCAGCAGAAGCACAAGCAAAACGTTTAAAACTTCTTGATGAAAGAGCACAAAAAGAAAAAGACCTTGCCGATTGGCAAAAAGATAACGATTATAATACCAAAATTGATGCTCTTGATAAAGAAAAATCAGAATATGAAAAGACAATTGAAGCAGAAAAGAAAGCTATAGAAGCGCAAAAACAAACTTTGCAAGACGCTCAGAAACAATTTGAAACTACTCTAGGTAATATCCAAAATGGTTTCAATACATTTATTAAAATCCTTAGTAGTGATTTGGTTAAAAATCTAATTAGCAAAGCGCTAATTAATACCGGTAGCGACACTGTAACAAACTTGCTTACAGGATACAATAAACTATTTGGTACCGGTATAGATTCTGATGTAACAGGAACTATTAAGGAGGCTTATAAAAGCCTAAAAGAAATTGGTAAAACAACCGAAACATCATTTGTAAATACAGGCAAAACCTTTAGTAGTGTCATAAAAGACATGGCATCGTCTGGTGGAGGTATAATCCAAAAATTTGCAAATGGAGCAAAAGGAATTAGTTCTGTTGTCTTAAATGGAATAAACACCGTATTTAATAGTGGCGTTGGATTTATTCAGCGATTAACTCAGTATGGTATAAATTCACTTGGCTCTCTTGGGAACATTGGTAGCGGGATTATATCTAATTTAGGTAATGTTGCAAGCCAAGTTGTAAGCATGGTTATACAAGGAGGAAGCAAACTCTTATCCGGTATAGGTGGTATCGTTACATCTCTTGGAAAAGGAATCGGCAGTTTACTTGGTATTGGAGGAACTGCTGGTGCAACCGGAGCCGCCGCTTGCGGCGCAGCTGCTACTGCTGCTGGCGGTGCTGGATTACTAGGTACTCTTGGTACTGCGGGAGTTGTTGTTATTGGCGGTGCTAACGCAATTGGCTCAGTAGGTACTTATTGGAAAGATACGATAGCATTATGGAAAAACAGAGACAAGAATTTTGGTCAAAAACTAGGTGGTACACTGCTTAATTTTACCAAGATGATGATTCCCGGGTATGGCTTATATCGTATTGGTAAGGCAATATTTGGTAAGCACCACTCTGGTTCTGATTACGTTAAGAAGCAGAACCCAATGCTTGATAAAATGCTGGGGCTTGGTAATGACGAAACTGTATCTATTCTAAAAGTTGGTGAAGCAGTTGTTCCTACATGGGCAAACAATGCAACACCATCCTCTAGTAGCAATAGATTTACAGGTAGTCCATTCGGTAGCGCTGTGGATACTGCTGTTAAATCCACAAGAGTGAACACCAGAACATATTCTAGCTCCGATAACTCTTCTATCAATATCTCTATGCCGATTAACATTCAGGGTGATGCAGATGCTTCTACTGTAAACTCCTTGAAGAAAGAGGCAGATAATATTGTAAACAAAGTCCTTAGAACAATTAATAACCAAACTAGACTTGGTGGTTATAAAAACATAAAAGCAGCAACAATATAATTTTGTTAAATTGCCGATACTATTAAGCGTGCTTAACAAGTCGGCGTTATTTTATAAGGAAGGTGATTATTAATGCCGATGGGATACCCTTTTATTTTCAACGGCGTTCAAAGCGAGTTGCGCAATGTTTCTTTGGTGTTTATTGACAACTCTTATACCAATAGACCTTCTGGTTGCGACAAGAGTTTGGTTACAGCATCAATCAGAAGAAAACCAACAAAACAATATCTTGATACAGAATATAACGATGTACTACAATTTGATATTGAAATAGTTTACGACCAAGCAGTTGACATTTATGAATTGACAGACCTAAAAAATTGGTTAACCGCTCCTGTTGGTTATGAGCAACTACAAATTTGTGCAGATAATTTTGATAGGTTTTATTACAACTGTATTATTCATTTAAATGAAGACCTTATTTATGCAGATGGTTATCGTGGCGTTTCTGCTACTGTTGAATGTGATGCTCCATACGCTCATGAATTTGAGAGAATCCAGAAATACATTTTAAATCCAGATGTAACAAAAACAGATAAAATTATTTTTGAAAACTACTCAGACGACTATGAACTTATGAAACCTATACTAAAATTCCACATGGCTAATAATGGAAATTTTAGCATTAATGTAAAACATTATAGCGAAGGGAAATACATGGTCTCTATTGACAATACTATTTTGTTAAATAATTCAACATATAATCAATGCGTATCATATTGTAAAATGAACAATCTACCAGTAACATATATTTCAAAAGCATTAGACTATAATGTAACAACAAATTTTACTGGATTATTGGCAAACGATGTTGTATACCTTGATAACGATAGCTGTATTATGACATTAAATGGAAACCCAAATGAAGAAATATTTACAAAATTTAATAAGAAATTCTTAAAAATTCCTCGCGGTATGAATACAATTTCCGTTTACGGCGTTGCCGATTATATGTATATTATTTATCAAAGCGCTAAACGATTAGGGGGGAGTTACTATTAATTTTACTTTTGATTTAAATAAGAGGTATGAATATCCTCTTATAGAATTATGTAGACCAAATAAAAAAGTAACTAATATTCTATCAAATATTTCTGAATTAGTAATTTCTCCTAAATGGGGGTCTTGTTCAGAAGCCAGCTTTAAAATTTATAAAAAAATAGACAGCAAGAAAAACCCATTTTATGATAAAGTTAAAAAAAGCAAGCTTTTGCATATTGATGGGTTTGGTTATTTTACTATTGTAAACGACGAAGAATCTTTTGAAGATAAAGTTCCAAATAAAACTATTACTGCATATTCGGCAGAATATTTGTTAAATAACAAAGGAATTAATCTTACGTTTGTAACAACCGTAAAAGATACATACATAGAAAATAATAAAACTGATAACGATGACGGAAATGTAGACAACACAAAAGTAATTACTAGTAATTACTTTTTTTATAGAGAGCAACAACCAGAAAAATCATTGTTACATCAATTAATTGCGATTGCCCCACAGTGGTCTATTGGATATGTAAGCGATTCTCTTAAATCTAAATCTCGTTCTTTTAGTCAAACAGATAAAGGACTGTACGGGTTTCTAACGAACGAAGTTTCCCAATCTTACGAAGCTTTATTTGTATTTGATAATGAAAACTATACCATTAACGCTTATGATACAACAGAAGTTATTAAAAATACAAATATCGTTTTAAGCTTTGATAACCTTGTAAAAAATGCCACTGTAAGTGAATTATCTGATGATATTTATACAGTTATCAATGTTTCTGGTGCAGAAAATTTAACTATCGCTAAAGTCAACCCAAATGGCACAAAGAAACTTTTCTGTCTTGATTATTACACTGGCGTTCTTGATGAAAACGCAACCAATTATTATGAAAACTATAATGAATGGATTACGAATAATGATTTAAAGAGGAAGGTTCTTGAATGGGAAAAGGCAAGTAAAGAAGCAATCTATGATAAGAGTGAAACTTCTTATGGCAGTTGGACTTCTTTACAGAAGAGATTTAATCTTTTACTCCTAACTCAACAAGCAGCTTTAAATCAAATGCAGACATATTATGACACAGCACAACAAAATATGTCTTTGTACACAGAATACTCAGAAGTTGATAAACTTCTTGTTTACGCCAAATGGACGCCACTTCTCATAGAAAAGCAGGGATATGTTACTTACGGTGAAGCAAAAAAGAATGGGTATACCATAGTAGATTACTACCAAGTTGCGACCTACACGACAGACGATACTCATACTGTAACAAGATATGCGTACTGGAAAAATTATTCTCAAGCTTGTGAGGCTAACTTAAATATTCTTAAAACAGGCGGGAAATTATACTCTGCCAGAAAAGAAGATTTTGTTTTAACTTCAAGCGAAGAGAATCCAATCAACGCAGACTATAACGTTGCATCAAATGCAACACTTGTAGCAAATGGTAAAGGCGTAGCAAAAGAAGTAAAAAATCACGAGATAACACCAAGCGGAACTGAAACTATTTATTCCATTGATGCTCTAACGAAAGAAATTGAAGCAATTCAAAAAGAAAGAGATAAGATTGTAGCTCAGTATTCTTTTGACTCATATTTCACAGATGCAGAGAAACTAGAACTAGACCCGTTCCTTATTGAGGGCAGTTTTTCTGATGATACATTTATCGTAACAGATGGTATGCAGACAAAAGATTATTCTGATGAATCTACGAAAGTTCAAGTTGTTGAGGCATCTGGTAATATCGTAGTTAAAACTATTGCCGAATTAAAGCAAGATGATGTTATTATGGATGACATCTATGTTGCACAACAACTCGTAGATGCTGGTTATAAAAAACTAAAGGTGGTTAGTCAACCAAGGTTTTCTTTTGAATTAGAAAGTACCAACTTTTTATTTATAGAAAAATTCAAACCATTTATTGACCAACTAACTTCTATCGAAAAAAAGAAAGGTAATCTATTTGGTTCTATCTTAAATATCCAATTGGAAGATGATAACTGGGTATATCCATATTTACAAGAAATGGAAATCAATTATGATGACCCAGATAATTTTTCAATGACATTTGGTAATAGGTTTAGAATCTCTAATGATGTTTATACGTTTGCTGAACTTCACAACGAAACTACCAGTGCAGTTTCTAGCGTTGGCTCTTTACTCACAGCCGTTTCTCAACCTGTTACAAACGGAACGATTGATAGCGTTACAAGATATACTAAAACTGCTTTGATTGCTGCTAACCAATCTATCAAAGCAACAACAGATAATGACTTTACATTTGGTAGTTACGGTATTAAAGGTAGAAAGAAATCCAGTGAAGATAATAATGTAAATGGTTTTAGTCCAGAGCAACTATGGATTACAAACAATAAAATTTGTTTTACAGATGACGGATGGGCTACTACAAAAGCTGTCTTTGGAAAAATTACAGACGAAGAAGGCAAAGACTCTTGGGGATTAATTGCTGATAGTATTGTCGGTAAACTCATTATGGGTAATAATTTAATTATCTCAAATAGTGCTAATAACTTTATCGTAGATGAAGGCGGTATGGTTATTAACAATGATTCTATGGAGATTAGATTAAGCCCTGATTCCGGTATTGACATTATTAAAAGAACCGGCTCTGGTGATAAAGATGTTTTCCAAGTTGACGGAAACGGAAATCTAACAATTAATGGCGGTATTATAACAGTAGGTAACGGAACTACTGTTGGATATATTATAGACGGAAATAATGGTACAATGGCTTCTATTGTAAAAGATGATAACGGAGACCCGATATTTGAATTAACAGCAGATGGTCACATGAAAGTTTCTGGACTTAACCTCGGTGGCACAGAAGTTCCAAAACCGTCAGACCCTATACCGCCATCTGGCAAAGACGGCGCTGTGGAGGATGCCGGTGAAGGTTTATCTGGCGGGTTTTTTGAAGCCGCATGGGCACTTTTACAATTTTTCTGGGTTGGCCCATACATTGCTATCTTAAATCTAGTTGGCAGAAAAGATACAGACGGATGGCGTGGAATTTGGAATTATTATTCCAGAAGAACTATTGATACAATGTTAAATGATATATATAAAGCTGGATATAATATTGTATATGAAAACCATTTAACATCTTATGTTTCTGAACAAATTGTTAAAAATAATAAGACATTAGATAATCTCTATATCAATAAAATCGCTTTAGATGATTATAAAACATGGAATGACACAAAAAAAGAGTTGGAAGCATATCAGTTAAAATCTGATATGTCAGATTATTATACATCTACGCAATCGGATAGTAAGTTTGTCTCCCAAGCATCTTTGACGCAAAATTATTATTCTAAATCAGATATTCATAGCAAATTTGTTATTTCTGAAAACGATACGTTGTCTTGGCAAACTATAACAATTGATGGTAAGAATTATACGGTTCTTACCAAAGGATAAAAGGAGTAAATATGGATAAGGAAGAATTGATTTCTTTAGCAGAAAAAATTAAACAAGCTCTAAATGCTATTTCTGTATCTGGTTATAGCAATCTAAGAACTTTAGCAAATTGCATGGACGCTCTTACAGAGCTTGAAAAAAAGATTGATACTTATGAAAAAGATATCCATAGCGCAATCGAACAACAGATTAAAGAATTTACAAATTCTGCAATTGCAGAAGCACAAAATAATCAAGGGATTATCCCTGTGGATATTCAAAAACCAAAACCAAAGCGTATTAAAAAAGAGGTGACAGACGATGGAGAGGATTGAGTCTGCTCAATTTAAATCATTTTCTCAACAGATTGACGATATAGAATTTTTTCAAGGAGATACAATTACAATTCCATTTCAATTCATAGATTTTAACGGAGATGTCATAACATTAAGAAAAACAAATAATAGCCAAACATACGTTAAATGGCAACTGTGTCCATACGGACAATATCAAGCGCCTCTTATTGAACTTAAATCAGACGTAAACGACCCTCAAAACGGAAACGTATCAATTGACACTGATACAAACATTGTTTATGTAAATCTTGACAGTGCAATGACAGCCAATTTAACATTTGGTAAATATGTGCAACAAATTGTTTTATATTATGATTTTGAAGATGGGAATAATCAAAAAGAATTTAGACGTGCACAAGGTTTTCTGATTTTTAAACAGAAAATCGACGACTATAATTAAGGAGGTATAGCATGATTTCAAAAGCTTTTGCAAATAAAATCAATGCAGAAATTTTTGGTGGACAAGAATATACCACTCCGGCAGTTTGGTATTTTGGTTTGTCTACCAAAGCTATTACAGATGGTGTAATACCGGTTGACGGAGAACCAACAAATGCAGGATATTCTCGGGCAAGACTTACAAATGACCAAAACACATTTACAGTTCCAACATATAGCTCTTTATATCCACTTAGTTTTGTGTCTAACAAAATCGCTATTAGTATGCCAGAAATTACTGGTGGCAATCAAATTACTGTTCCATATTTCTTTTTGTCCAGTAGTGCAACAGGTTCATCCTGTGAAATATGGGGTAACTTTGCGAATGCAAGAGTCCTAACCGTAAACTCTCAACTTATTATTAAAGCCGGTGGAGCAATCTTCTCCCTAGAAAATGCGTAACGATAACGGAGGTGTTTAAATTGTTACCTCCAATCAAAATAAAACTTTTCGATTTTAAAAACCAAGAAAAAATCAATCTATTACCTATTAAAATAAAAATTGTCAACAAAAATATAACTAGTATTACAATATCATCTGCCGTTGGAAATTTCGTTGTCGGTTCATCTCTTGTAAATGGTTCAAACGTAAAAGCTCATAATGATGAAGTAATCAGTAGCGATATACAACCAATTAAAATAAAAATATGTGATAGAGATAAAAATATGTCTCTATATAGTGAAAAAAAATACGCTAAAGTAAAAGAATCAGCTGATTCTAATATGACAATAATAAAGCCAGTTGATGAAATTCTTCTAACAGATAAAGTGATAGAGTATTTACCAAACCACTATATTGCACCAATTGTAATCAAAATACCAGACTTGGATGTATCTTACGCATGGCTACGCGACTTGTTGCTAAAATTTAATTTTAGCGCTATAATAAAAGAGAATTTTATAGTTATACAATTGTTTGGCAGATTCGTAAATAGAATTAAATTTAAATCAAATATTTTAGATACATATATGTTCCATTGGGGAAAACCAATATTTACCCTTAAATTTAAAGATGTAATACAAACAGCACTTGACATTTTTAAGGTTGACGGTCTAAGACATTCATTTAAATTTAAAAATGATTTAATTGGCGTTACTCTTGTATCGAGCACTGCCACAACAAAAATCACATTTAAAACCCCGCCCATATCTGAAACAATTATTTACGATACTTATCCAAGAACTATTGGTGATATAGTTAGTGTTGCCGATAATGCTCAAGAAACTCTTGGCCAATTTACACTTACTAGTTCGCGCCTTAGTGATGGTAACACAATTGGTGATGAAGTTTTGAATGATAAAACTATTTATGATATTATGTATAAAAAAGTGCCACGCGTAGAATAAAAAAGGAGTGATATAATGCCAAAAGAATCCACAAATTTAAAACTAAAATTATATAATGCTGTCGCAGACTCTGCTGTACTTGCAAAAGAGTGGTTTAACAATATTTTTGATTACACTAATAGTAACTGGACAAAAATCGACAACGCATACAAAGAGCTTTTAGATTTAATAAACAATAAAGTGTATTCATGGAATGAAATAACAAATAAGCCAGATTCTATCAAAAACCCAAACGCCTTAACAATCCAAGGAAATGGAACAGAGCTTGCTAACTATGATGGTGGTGAGGCTAAAACCGTAAATATAACAAAAGATGTTATCGGTCTTAATAACGTAGACAATACTTCTGATGTAAACAAAAAAATTGAATGGGACAATATATTAAATAAACCTTCTTTTGTTTCTCCTTCTATTTTGCCATATACTGTAGAATATGACGGGTTTTATATAGGAGATGGAACAAATATACATAACACCCCATTGAAACTTAATATTTCTAAGGAATATGATGCAATTGGTATTATTTATCTTGACACTACATACAAAGGCAGACAAACAGCGTCAAAGAATAGAATTTTACATGAACTCGTTACCAATGAGAGCTCTAATTCCTCTTTAGCCGGTACGTTCCTTCCGCTAGCAGGGATTCCAAGCGTGTTTACATCGTGCAATGAACTTGTAGAGAAATTTGGTGAAAATGTGGTTGAAGGAAATTGGAATTCACAATATCTAAAAATTTGTAAAACAGATTCTGGACTCAAACTTATGGCAACAGTTGACACTTCTGCATGGAATAATAAACTTAATAGAGTAGGTTATACATATTATATCTTTGGTTTAAATTTAAATCCAAATATTGAATAATATATTAAACTGCTACTTCAAAATGGGGTGATTTATTGAAAAATATTGTAGACGTTTCTTATGCTCAGGGCAAAATCACTGATTCACAATGGCAATATTTCAAAGATAACCTGACTGGAATTATTATTCGTTTCGGATATCGTGGTTATGGCAACGGCGCTATAAAGCTTGATAATTGTATCGCTTATAATGTTTTTAAATGCCAGCAATACAATATCCCGTATGGATTATATTTCTTCTCTCAAGCTGTCAATAAGCAAGAAGGAATTGAAGAAGCTAATGTTATGATTGACAGCGAATATTATCAAGACGCTACACTTGGTATTTGGTTTGATTCGGAATTTAGCAACGAAGAGCATGATGGTAGAGCAGATGCAATCTCTGTTAAATCAAGAACAGAAGCAGCAAAAGGCTTCTGTGATACTATTATTGCATCAGGAAAACAAGCTGGCGTATACGCTTCTTCTAGCTGGTTTAAAACTAATTTAGATATGAACCAACTGCCTTATCCGGCATGGGTTGCTCATTATGCAAGCGACTATTCCTATAAAAAGAATGTTGTTTTATGGCAATATTCAAGTTCTAACCCAATGAAAATTCCCGGTTTTTCTCGGTTGGATTGCGATAAGATTATTGACGAATCTTTCTTTGGTAGTCAGCCAAACATTAATGCCAAAAAGGACTATATTAAACAAATTCAATCTGCTCTTTGTGTAACCACAGACGGTATTGCCGGAAGAAAAACAATTGCAGCGACAATCACTGTTAGTAAGACCAAAAATAACAGAAACGCAGTTATAAAACCATTACAAGAATATCTGAATTATCTTGGGTATGATTGTGGCAACGCTGACGGTATTGCTGGTGATAAATTTGATAGTGCTGTAAAACGATTCCAAAAAGACCATGGATGTGTAATTGACGGAGAACTAACAGCACAAAAAAATACTTGGAAAAAGCTTTTAACAGCTTAATATAAATATTAAGAGAGACGTACCATTTCGATACGTCTCTCTTTTTTGTGTTTTATATTTTAAGTACAGGGATACCAATAACCATTTAGTTCAAGCGTGGGAATGCCATAATCCTTTGCCGTTTGATGCTCAATTCTGCAACCACGAGCCTTCTCCCATCCGTCCATAAATATAGCTAGGTCTGCTTTTGCAAGAACTTCAATAGAACGACCTAGATAAACAAGAGGTGAAACATCCTCCACAAAATTAAAAATTGTATCAAGAATATTGATATCCTCACCGAGATACTTCTTTAAATCCTTAACAAACTCTTCACGTTCACACTCGATTTCTTCTGTTGAACGACCATTCATAGGTTGGCTAATAAAGACATTCATCTTTAGCATCACTTCTTCTCCTTAGAAACAACATTAATTAGTTCAAGAGCGCCGTTGTAAATGGTCATTGCATCATCAATCCAATCATTCAGATAAAAACCAGAAATGATAACACGAGAACCCCCTTTACCATCATTAGAGAGCGCATCCGCTTCACGCTTTAATGAATTTAAAACAAGAATTAGTTGCTCAAGATTAGATAAATCCATTTGAGTAAGATAGAACTGTGTGTTAAGAAGGGTTAAAACACCTGTAGTTTTTAGTCTAGTATCTTTAATATCTTTGTCGAACATTTGAATCGACCTCCTTTATTAATATTTTAGCACGGTTCTTTTATTTTGTCAAGAACTTCTTTGCTTAAATCAAATCCATCAAAATCTCCGTTTGCTTTATGATAACACATTTCCCAATCGTGCGCACGTTTTTCTGCCTCGTCATGCCATTCAAAATAGCTTGTGTGCCAATATAAGTTTGATAACGCCAGCATCTTCCAAAGTTCTAATTCTGTTGCAGATTCCAATGGCTTCTTTCCATGCTTAATGGCTCCTTCGGTTAAATTATCCAGAGTCCACCAGCGCCAATAATCACAAATGCCATAAACACCCATGCCGTATGTACCAAATAGTTCTGGGTAATCACTCTCTGCTCCAAGCCAAGGTTCTGAATTTTTTACAGCTTCGATAAGATTTTCTTTGCCCGGTTCAAACCCAAGACAATAACGAGTGTCTATATTCCCCTTATAAACACCCGGCTTTAACTTGCCATTATCATCAAAACCAACATCTACTAGACTATCATATTCTTCATCTGTAATAATACCATTCTTATGAAGTTTTTCAATACGAGCTTTATACATAATTACCTCACTTATTACTACTACCAAGAGCACCAATTCCACGTTCAGAATCAATCTCTTGTAGTTCTTCCACACTAATTTCAGAAAGATTTACGACCGGAACGTATTCAACAGCAAACTGGGCGATAGCTTTTGAGGTTGGAACATGAATTTCATCTTCGCTATAAACAACTTCATCACCATAATTTGACAAAACAATATTTTTATCGTTGCCATTATAAATGGATACAAACCATTCTCCACGATACCCAGAGTCAATCTGACCTGCCATCACAATCATATTCGCTTTTGTGTTAGAACCACGCTCACGAATAGCAATGCGATATTTCCTGTCGAAAACACTATATATACCAGTAGGAACTAGCTTATTTGTATGGGGTGGAATTACAAAGTTATTATCAATATTAGCATAAATATCGTAGCATCCATCTTCGTCACGCTTAGTAGGAAATTTAACCCACTGGTCTTTACGAGCAAATTTAATGTTATTTGCACAAGCCTTTTGTAGTTTTCTGTAAATCTCATTAAGTTCTTCAATATTTTGCATTATAAAACTCCTTTAAAAATAAACAAAATATCAAACCTTACTCAGGCGTAGGTTTGTAATATCACAATATTCCTGAGAAATGTCAAAACCAATATAATGTCTATGGTTTATCTTTGCCATCTTTACTGTTGTACCACTCCCGCAGAATGGGTCTAGCACAACATCGCCTTCTTTTGTCCAAGTAATAATATGGTCTTCTGCCAGTTTCTCAGGAAAAACAGCTGGATGCCCAAACGCTTCTTTATCACTGGTAGAATTATATAGACCAACAGAGTATTCCCAAATATTAGAGATAACTTTCATATTCGAAGAATATTTGTATTTGTGTTTGATTTGCTCCCCAGATGTAGATTTGTTATATTGTTTTTCTTTGCGATTTTCTAAATATTTCTTTTCTGTCATAATAGGATTAAAAGTTTTAGGCTTTCCTTTTGAAAATACAAACATATACTCAAAACATGGTTGATATCTGTTTGATTTTTGTGGGGTTGGATTTGTCTTTTTATAAATCATTGTATCGTGCAGATTAAAACCGATATCTTTAAAATATAATGCTTGCCTAAATGATGTTCCAGTTTCACTTCCGTTAATTGTTGCGTCATTAACGACCCAAACTACAACACCACCTTTTTTCATTACACGGTAAAGTTCTTTTGCTACATTCTCAAAGTCAAAACTATATCCTTTGTAATTTCTTAGATTGTCATACGGTGGTGATGTTACGACCAAATCAATACATTCAGACGGAAGGTCTTGCATAAGCTCGACACAATTACCACATTTAACGCAATCTAGTTCCATTGTAAAATTCGTCCTTCCATGTATTATATCTGGCTTGCTTATAGCTTTCAATAAAGTTAAGCAAATCATCAATTTCTTTATTTACAGATTTAATTTTTTCTTCATAAGACATTTCTTCAAAAGTTTTATGCTTTGTTTCTATAGCATTATGATAGTTTAACTCTGTCCCTTTAACTACCTCTGCTATTGGGAGAAAACAAGCGTCATCTACTTGTTCGCCAAATTCCGCAAGCGTCTTATTGCCATAACCACCTGAAACAGCTATCGTATCTTTTGTACCATCTAACGCAACGCTAATTATATTAAGCAAAGCATCATGTTGTGCTGTCTCGATATTTTTCTGGTTTTGTTGTCTTTCATATTGATTTTTGTATTTTTCTACAATAGCTTTAATGTAATAACTATTACCACCGTTTAATCTATAATTATAATATGCTTCATAAACAAAACTATAATTATTCCAATCGCCAGACTGAGTAGCTTTACGATACTCTTTGTCAATACCGTTTCTTATATCCTCTAAGAGAGATTCATTGTCTAATTTCTTATTTTTGGATTTACCAACTGGTGAATAAGCCATTAAACACTCCTAAAAACAAAATTTTATGAGTACCATTTTTCGGTATCTTCAAAAATTTCAACACCTTTTCCAAACCCAAGCTTTTTAAGAATATGACACATTTCAGTATCCATCTCAATATGACACTCTTCTATACGCCATTGATTTTCTGAGATATATTTCATTTTCTCGTTAAATTCATCAATCATTTCTTGTGGAATATTATACATAGTTGCTCTCCTTACTTGCTATACCAACCAAGTTGTTTCATTTTCTTTAGGATTAGCTTAGTTTCGTATCCAGTTAATCCAACACAAATATTACCCTTAAAATGCTTATCAAATGTATCCTTATCATAGGATAGAATAATATTGTTTCCATCTGCCTTATGAACAACAGTTAAGACTTGCATATATTTATAAATGTCATTATAGCGCTCATATACGACCGCCCACTTGTCTTCCCTTACTTTCTTAAAGCCGATTTCTTCTAGCTTCTTATCGGTACTCTTAAACATAATCATTCTCCTTTGTCTTTATTTGGAATATTTCTAACAATACTTGGATAAACTATTGCTATGTCGTTATCATTTGTGTATTCTGAATATTTTTGAGTAATTTTATAATTCTTACCTTGGGCAATAATTTTGTCTATCCTAAATTCTTGTTCCCATTAATATTATACTTCTTAATCTTACTCTCTGTCAAGTGGGTAATTTGACATAAGTCAGAATTTTCTTTCTTTATAGGACTTTCGAATATACCATCGTTTTCAAGTTCTGCCAAATCACCCCTGCTTCCAATTTCGTTAATCATTTTAACAAAATTTGTTTGAATTAATAACTTTGCCATTTTCTCAAAAAAATCATCCTCTTCCGAGATTTTCATGCAATACTTGTTAAACTCTTCTGCGGAAGCATATAGAAGCATACGACGCATTTCTATCCAAAATTCTTTTTGCTTTGATTCACAGGTTTTTATAATATCTACAACGGCATCTGCCATTAAAAGTTTTGATTCTAGTTCTGTCATAGTAGCATTATATCTCCAAACGTAATCATAATAGGACACCCGCAATTAGGACAATTAACATATTTGCAGCCGTTTTCATTTATTTTTATATCTGTGTCATCCTTATAATAACGAATGTATTTACCACAATTAACGCAAGGTTCTGTAAAATAACGATTATTCGGCAATTTTATATCTATTGCATAAGCCATAGTCTCACCTCATTTGATAATGAAAGAAATCTTTTATCCTCTAAATATTAGATTCGCGTTTGTTTGACTATTGCTTGAAAAAATAATAACTGTTAATATAATTCAAATCGGGTGTGTAATATAGTACCTCATATACATTTTTATCAATATTCTTGCTATATAAACTAGTTACAAACTCAGACCAGTTCCCTGTACGGATGTTATAAGTCCCTTGTTTCAAATGATAGTACATACTTTGTTTATCTTTTACTATAAATGCAAGCCCTCCATTAACAGACCCTTTTGGATATCCATCTTCTTTCACAGAGTACCAAACGACCTCTTGTTTAATCATAGCAAATACCTCAATCCACTTATATATTTTTCTTTTAGCTTATCAGTTAATGTATCTTTCAGAATTAAATGGTCTTTAATGTCTGCTAATTTAACAAACCACGCAACTTGTCCATAACGTGTTCTGGTACTGTTATGAATACGTTCACAATAATCTTCGTACTTTTCGCCTTTATTTGTAAGAAGCCTTAGAGCTTTATAAGCACATTCATAATCAGGATACAACTCGTATGGCTCATAATCTGTATCTTCTAACAAGTCGTGCATCAGGGCAACACACCAGCATTCATTACGAATGTCGATAGGAATTGCTTCATTATCAGAAACATAATCAGCTACACGCTTGGCATGGTCAAATGTCTCTTTGTCATAGTATATTCTTGCCGCATGAATTGCAATTTTGGTAAGTTTATACTCTGGCGTATCTAAGACAGATGAACATTCTTCCATTTAACACCACTTCCTTTTATAATCATTGCAAATTTCTGGTGGACTGTTAAATTTACTGGGTCTACAGTTACAATTATAAGTCCACGTTGCATTACTATCTTTGTATTTTAGATGTTTACAAGTATCGCAAAGTGGCAAATTCGATGGCTGTTCTTCTTGAACTTTCTTTGATGATTTATAAATCAGAATCAAAATACGAAGAATATAACTCAAACTAAGAATCAGAAGAACACCAATTCCAATTTTAATAAATTGCCAAATAAAATTAATCATAATTAAATATCCTTCCACCATTCTGAAATATCTCTTGAGTCAATCTCCATCTTTGTTGTTGATTCTCGGAAGCACTCACACGAACTATCCCACACTGCAATTACACATTTTGTGTCCTTTTCAATTTTGTATCCATAGCGTTCATGGAAATACAGATTTAGAAGATATGGCATTCCGTTTTTGAAATATTCAGGGATAGGTTCATCAAATACATAAACCCACATATATCCTCCTGTTAAAAATTCATTTTTGTTACTCCAAATAATCATCATAAATCGTAATAACCGGGATTGACTCGTTTTTACTAAGAACAATCTGCTTATTAAGATTATGCTTTAGCATAACCAAATCTCCTAGTGTATCAAGTTCAATTTCACCAAAATATTCAGTCCAGCAATAACCACTACGGGTCTTCTGTTCAAACTTATAAAAGTTAAGAACAGGGTATGTTTCTTCGAGCGGTTTATTCCAACAACCAACAGACTTAATCCTAAATTTCATATTATTCACCTAACTTAATGGTCACACCATTGTCAATTTCAATTGGATATTTATAAGTTCCATCATTAAAACATTCATACCTAATAAACCTATCAGCATTATCCATGAGAACTTTTTTATCATGGCGATTCCAAATAATATAATCATAATTATAATTTAGAACGTCCATGTCGCTCTCGTTGGATGCTTTTGCTTCTGCTTCTGGATTACGAATTAGAACCGTCTTTGCATGGAACTCTTTCTTATACTTGTCAATTTCTTCTGGTTCACGAACATCAATAAACACAAGAAGCCATTCACAATCATCAAAAAAACTACTCGTCTTATCTTCGTCCATCGAAGTCCAGAATCTAATATTTTCTACGGTCTTCTTAAAAGGAACATCATTGTATTCGGTAAGAAGATGCTTCATACCGCTAAGAAGATTACGACCTTTTTCGTCCTTATTCCCATCCCATCCAAGTTGCTTTGCTTTCATCTTAATCCAATCCACACTAGAAAACTGCGTTACATGAATAAGATAATCTTCATATCCTTTACAATAACTAGCGAAAGTATCTTTACCAGCAGTAGAAACGCCATTAAGAATATAATATTTTACATTCATTTATAATCCCTCACTTTCTATAAGTATTATAGCAAAAAGGGCAGGGTTTGTCAATACCCTGCCCTAAAACAATTTTAGATGTTTACTAGAACTTCGTAATTAGTGATATGCCAATAATCTTTCTGTTTTTCAAGATGTTTACAGAGGATTACATCACCAACTTGAAATTCTTCATGATAGTTTTTAGAAGTAATTGTGTAATTGGACTGCTTTCCGCTACCAATACTTTGTGCTGTGATTTGTCTGGCCCATGTCTTACCTGTCGTTTTAGACTTTAGCGTTTTAACGTCAAGGATATATAGCTTTGGTCTGTCCTCTTGCTTTCCAGTTGCAATATCGACATAACCCATGTATTCTTTTTGAATTTCTGCCCTTTCCTTAATAGTCATTGGTTTGATGCCTAATGACATAATTAGAGTTTCGCATTCATTCATAATAGCACTATTATCCAGTTGAGTATAAGATTTAGATTCCTTACCAGCTTTAGTAACGCCGATGGAATGCCTTTCTACAATCGCTCTTACGACATCACTGTTAGCTAGTTTTTCTTTTTTCAAAGTCTTTGCTGTACCAAACATATCATACATCTTAACAAGACGCAGAAGCTCTTTGGCATTACCAAACTCATCAAAGAAATCTAGCTTAATAAGGATATCTAATTGACGAGAGTTTACAGAGGTTTTCTCGTAAATATCTCGTAGTAAATCTACAAAGGAATTATAATGGTTATCTCGTAAATTATATAAATCATCAGCACAGGACTGATTCATAAATTTAACAGAGCCAATACCTTTATAAATTGAATTAGATTCTTTATCAACAAAATATTCTGCTTTTGAATACCTAAACTTTGGTTTCTTGATTTTTACTTTAATAGATTTTGCATATTCAGATGCCTCATTTGTCTTGTCTTCATCGTCAACAAAAATATTTAAGCAACAACAAATATATTCAAGAGGATAATAGTATCTTAGCCAAGCACATTCATAAGAGATAGACGTATAACTAACTGCATGAACCAGAGAAAAACTATAACGAGTGGCATTTAGAACGCAACCAAGAAAAATATCCATAATCTCATCAGATTTTTCTTGAGAGAGTCCCAATCTAACCTTTCCGTTTTCCTCAAATCTCTGCTTGATAATTGGTAACTGTTCTTTTGTGCCAAGTTTTTTACCAATAATTTTTCTTAATTTGTCCGCTTCTAGGAATGTATACCCACAGAATTTCATTACGAACTCCATAATAGGTTCCTGTAGAATAGGATAACCCATTGTAGAAGCAAGTAAATCATCAATTTCCTTAACGCCACTATGATACCCAATGCCATTTACAGCATTATCGTAAACATCTTTTCCGCAAGGGCGAATTAAACCAGACACAAAAGTGATAATATCAAACTTTGTAATAGACGGATAATCATGGTGAATCCTACTCCAAGATGCAGGACTAAGAATTTTCTTGATAGTCTGTTCTCCGTAATTACTATTCAACTGAAAAATAAGAGATGTATCATTCTTAATTGATTCAAAAACTTTATCATCATCGAAAGTAAGATTTTTTGGAGAAATACGTTCAATACCAGCAACATCACAGCATTTATTAATAACGCCAACATTATCAAGAGCGAGTTCGTCCATCTTAACCCAGTTCAGAGAATCAAGTTCTTTCATATTCAAGACGCAAACGGGGTATTCATCACCAGCAAGGGTACAGATACCAAGCTCTGATTCAATGTCTCTATCTGCAACAAGAACACCAGAAGGATGGCTACCAAGAGAAGTGACAGTGCCTTGTACTAAGTCAACAATCTCAAATAGTTTTGGATATTTCTTACGCCAAGAATCATCAATCGTTGTTACCTTGTTTTCGCCTTCCGTTGCTTCATAAACTGCTTTTGCGATTTCATCAACAGTTTCAAGCGGCATATCAAGGCCACGTCCAATATCACGAATAGCACCACGCAAAGCAATAGTGTTGAATGTAATAATCTCAGAAGTCTTAATATTAGGTAAATCCAAATGGTCTTTTAGCATCCAACGCTTAGTCGCATCACGGTCTTTTGAATACTGGTCTGTATCAATATCAGGAAGACTATACTTAGATTCGTCCATAAAGCGCCAAAAATGAAAGCCATATTTAAGAGGATTAACTTCTGTCACACCAAGAGAATAAAGTGCAAGACTAGAAGCAGCAGACCCACGAGCAGGGCCAGTATAGAATCCGTGGTCTTTTTCCCATCTGGAAATATAGTCTGCAAGGATAATATAGTCAACGGAATCAATGGCTTTGAATGTCTTAAATTCATGATTAAGGCGGTTTCTTACGTCATCTTCTGAAAAACCTTCGCTCACAATAGAACCAACAGCCTGTGGGTTGAATAGCTTATCTCGCAGAATCTTTTCAGAATCATCGTAAATCTTCGGAAATTTAAATGACGTATCAAGGGTGAATGGCTGTACCATATCAGCCATAACATTTGTATTCTGAATCGCTTCAAGATAGGCAGACTCAGGAAGTGCGTCTTGAATACGATATGCCTCTACAAGTTCATCATAGTTCTTCCACGTTAAATCCCACTGTGCTTCGTCGTCATTAAATACAACCCTCTTTCCGGCTTGAAGAACTTTTCTTGCCTTCTCCTGTAATTTATTCGCACAGTGGAAGTCAGTACCGGTAATTAGTGAAACATGAATCTGCTTACTTAAATCGTAAAGATATTGATTGTAGACTTTTTGTTTCTCTACATTATGATGCTGAATTTCCAAGAAACAACGGTCTTTATTTTTAGAAAGAAACTCAATAAACCGCTCTTTTAATTCTTCGTTGCCTTTGCATAAAATATTTGCTACACAAGCTGTGCATACAATAATATTGTTACTTGTTCCAAGCAATTCTGCAAAAGTAATACGAGGAACGTAATAAAAATGTCCATCTTCACGATTATATGCACGACTTGACATCTTATTTAGTTCAAAAAATCCATCTTTATTCTTTGCAATCAAAACACAGTGATAATTGTCACGGATTTTTTCATTAAGACTCTCTGTAACATAAAACTCACAGGCGTGGATATATTTTAGCCCAGCGGCTTCAATAGCATCTTTTTTATGTTTCCACTCATAAAAGCATCCATGCTCACTAATTGCAAGCGCGGTCATACCACATTCTTTTGCTAGATTTGCATATTGCTTAAATGTAGCAATACTATCAATACCAGCATTGGGATTTGACAACATGGTGTGACAATGATATACAGTATAATTTGACATATCAAAACTCCTTTCTATTACTATTATATACAAAAATAGTGCATCTGTCAAGATGCACTATTAATTTATTCGTTAAATTTTAGAACGGAAGATTTGGTTCTTGTGTTGATTCTGTTGGAATATCAGGTTCAGAGGTAAAGGTTGGCATTGCATTAAATTTAAGCTCTGGGATATTAGATACAATTCTACTACTTAGTTTTTCATCATAGTGAATTTTACTTCCTAATTCTCTTTCCCAACGGTATCTCATTCCGAGTTCTTGTTCGTCCGAAAAAATACGCATTGAACAATTGTCGTAGTAAAGTTTCACGGTTTTACCAGCCTTGCCGGATTGACGGTCTTTTACAACGGACAATTGAAAATTATATCCTTCTGAATCCTCATGAAGGATTTTACAGGCAATACATCTATCACAAAGGTTCCCGATTTCACTTGCGCCAGCTACACTTTGCAAACCAACTTCCGTTTCTCCTTGTGCAAGTTTACGACTATGTGCGACTAAAGCAACTTCTACAGGATAGCGTTTTGTGAATAATTTTAGTTGTTTGATGAAATCAATCTGTTTTTCCAGCTTTGTTTCTCCCGAACAACCCTTTAAAGATAGACACATCATATTATCAATCACGAAAACTGTTGTATTATATCTTCTGTATGCGTAGTCCATTTGCTGTAGCAATCCCATACTGTCCGTGCTTAGAGATTCATCTCCTTCAATGCTGTCATCATATACAAACAAGTTATCGTGATAACATTGACGAATTAGTTCTGTTGCTTGCTTAGATACCGCATAACCCTTTGGACGGTCTGGGCCATTATCATATTCGATAATATGACGATTAGAAGCGAGAGGTCTAAAAATATTACCAAGTAGGAATGGTGCAGGAAGTTCACCAGAATAAATAAATACGTTCTTATTTTGTTCCAATGGAGCTGCAATGCAAATCTGATTTAGCACTGAGCTTTTGCCCTCGCCACTTTTCCCCGTAATCAGGGTTAATGTACTTTCAAAGTTCCCGTATAGAACTTTGTTTAAAGAACGAACACCAAATGAAATATTTGGAATGTTTTGTAGTTGCATTTCTTCGTAGTCAAACAGAGACTTAATACGAGGATTGTCTACTGCTTTTGCGTCTGCAATCATTTTTAGAACTACACTACCATCAATAGCAATCATCACATTATTAGCATCCGTTTTACGGATGGGTTTCTCTTGGTTAAATTGCTTGTAATATTCTTCAACAGCCTCCTGTGCATAATCAGGAGACTCTACAATATAACAACGATACTCACCCAGCTTTTGAACAATCTTCTTTGTTCCTTCTTCGCCAGCGGTATCATTATCAAGCCATAGGATAATCTTCTTAAATTTCTCAAGAAAGTCGAAGTTATACTTAATCCAGTTTAGGTCTGTAGCGCCTCCCGGAATAGACACAACATTATGATTACCAGATTGCCAAATAGCCATGGCATCGAGATAGCCTTCGCAAATCGTAAGAGGCTGAGTAATATCAATATGGTTGATATTAAACAGAGAATAACAAGGGGAACAATCGCCCTGCCACCAATATTTAGATTCTCCATGTTTTACAGCATGAGCATGACGATATTTAACACCAACAAGACGACCATTAATATCCTTTAGTTTAAATTGAACGTCACCCTTTTTAGTCTGTCCAATATCAAAAAACTTAATAGTTTCCTCTGTAAATCCACGCTTCTTTAGATAAGCGATAGCATTAGAATTGTCTTCAACAGAATCATCAACAGGAAATTTATAATTCTCTAAGCTCTCACGCTCATCATAACCAAAACCACGTTTAAAATCAAATTCAATATGGCAACGGTCAAACAGACGCTTTAGAGCTTGTGCGTAAGTTTCATCATAGGCATACATATATGCGTTGATGATACTATAATTCCCGCCATTACTAAAATCGTGGTAGCAAAGGTCTTTTTTGTTCCAAATAAAACTAGGGTTAGAATCGCTTGAAAACGGAGAAGAACCCGTTAGCTTCTCTTCATCAAAATTACGAAGATTCATTAGCTTCGCAATCTCGATAGCCTGTTCTTCATTGCCAAGCATCTGCTCGGCTTCCCTAATCTTGTCTAGTAAATCTGCCATTGTAAGCCCTTTCTTTATTCGTGATTAACACAGAGTCCACAGGTATCTTTATAACCACAAAGATTTCTTCCGTAGAAGTCATTCTTGTAATCCAAAAGCTCTGAATACTTCTTGTGTCCATCCCCAAACCGTAATTTCTTCGTATCTGTATTATAGCACGGATTCTCAATTTTTACAATGGGGTCTTCAAGTTCTACACAAAAATTATTTGTCTCTTCTACCTTGAAATTATCCCAGTTTACGGAGAGGATGGCATCAATGGTGTGTTTCGCCCAGTCCATAGCCATGCGATATTCTTTCTTGTCAAAAGGAATAACTACCAATTCACCCTTACGAAACATATTAAAATAAAGCGTTTTAGGCCATTCATTATACTTCTCGTGAACTGCGTAAGCATATAGATATAGCTGTTTTGCATAATCCGCAAGCTCTTCTTTTGACTTAAATTTAGACTTAGATTTATGGTCAATAATAATCAGTCTACCACTCTTTTTACTTCTAGCAATAAGGTCAACTTTACCGTTAAACAGAGCATAATCAGTAATTGGAATTTCAAATTCATATTCAGATTCAAGAATCTCCCAATTTGAGTATCCTTCAAAATTGGTAAAATAATTCTCGCCATCTGCGTAATAGTAAGGATATAGGTCTTTTGAGAATGTATCAGACATCTTTACGACAAAGCTAGATGGGACTTCTGTCTGAAAGTTGTCCTGATAATAAGACAACATCTCCCAAATTTCAAGCTGACCTTTCTCATACATTTCAAGAATCTTATGGCAAAATGTTCCAAACTCACTTAGACCACTTTTATCATTTTTCTTTTCATGCAAAACGTAGTTTTTATAGTAACAAATTGGACACTCACCAAAATTCTTTAGTTTAGAAAATGAGAAAGTTGGCAGTTTTTTTTGCTTCTTTTCTTCCATACTTTCCCTCCTTTGATATAAAATAGCCACCACCATATCGGTGGTGGCTACAACCATCAATTAATTAAATTCTTGACAGTTACTTAGAAAGGAAGGTCATCAGAGCCAGAAGTAGCGTTATCAGCGGGAGCAGATTCGGTCTTCTTTACATGAGTATCGGATTCACCCTTTGCGCCACCATTAGAGACAGGACAGAAACCCCAACGGTCTACAATATGACTCTCACGAGTAATCTTTGTATCCTTACCATCACCCTCAGTAGTACGGGTGTCGAAATGACCAGTAACTTCAATACCAGACCCCTTCTTAAAATACTTGCAAATAGCTTCGGCGGTCTTGCCAAAAGCAGTGAAAGTGGGGAAAATAGGACGGCGTTCACCATCCTTCACAGGAACGTCCTGTGCTAGACTAAAGAATACATACTTATTACCATTAGAATCCTTTAGTTCAGGGTCACGAGTGAAACGACCAGAATAAACAAACATATTCATAAATTAAATCTCCTTTATAATGTTAAATATATTATATATTAAAACTTGACTTATGTCAAGCATTGTCCTTCTTTTCAGAAGATGCTTCGTTCTTGGCAACAAGGTCAACAAGAATCTTCTTTGCCACATCAATATCACTAATAGAATTGTAGTTTGCGCTACCATGATACTTAGTGATAATAGCCATCAGTTCAGGCTTAGTAATCTTTTTGTCCGAAACAAGACTCTTTGCCAAACCATCAATCTGGATAATAGTTGCCTTTAGTTCATTCTGAACAACAGGGTCAACAGGAATTTCTTCTGGCAGGTCTTCACCAGCGTATACAAACAGACCAATGCCGAACATAGCCAGATTCTTAACGAGACAACGCATAATAGTCTTGTTAATATCAAACATAGTAACAGCTTCTACAGTCTTCATTTCCGTACCAGTCTTTTCCTTGCGACGAGTCTTAGGATTATACTCATACTTTGTAACTTCATACTGATATGGCTCATCACGCATAGCCTTATTAGCTCCATCCATAACAGGAAGCCACATATCATGAGTAACGCCCTTCATAGTCACACTAGTATAAACTAGATAACCAGTCTTTTGGTCAAAAGTATAAGGGAGCTGAGCTTCGCCAAACTTCTTTACCTCATAAGACCAATCAGGACATACCTTTGAAACTTCTGCAACTACCCAAGGCCAAGATAGATACGATAGCCCGTTCTTCTTCTCAATATGGCTACTTGCATCAAGATAATATAGCGTATTAAAAATGTCGCCAACTGTATTAGGAGTCTTCTTTTCTTCTGCCATTACATAATTCTCCTTGTTAAATTAGTTGTTATTGTTCTTAATAAAATTCTCACGACGCTTCTTACAATTAGCGCAATGGCAAGGGAACGTACCATGAGCATTAAACCATTCTGCCATCTTTGCTTCCTTTACAGGGAACACACCACCACAATCAACACAGGTATAGTACAGAATCTTTTCATGCTTATACTTTGCCTTGTCATCAACAGGCTCAATCATATTAATATGCTTCTCTTCCATTTTTATTCTCCTTTATTAGTTATTATTAGTGTGGGATTCAATAAAATAATCACGTTCGTATTGCATATTTTCCATCTTAGAACTCATCTCAAAAGCAATATTACGTTCATTATTCTTCATCATCTCATAATATGCTTCCTTTTTAAGAAGAGCCTTTTTATTATGCTCGTATTCATGCTCAAGATTCCAACGCGCATACCGAGTCGCATTTTCTTCTTCTTCCAACAAATCAGCCATTTCAAGATGTTGAGAAATACGATTATCTGTCTTTTCAAGATTAAACTTCTTTTTTACAAGAGCTTTGCCAAAATCTGCATCGTACTCACCTTCTGGAATACAACGAGTTACAATTTTCTTTCCGGGAATTGTAAAATTCCCGTATTTTGTATGTACTTCAAGAGACTCAGTAGAACCCTCCGCAACCGTAACATTCCCAAATACTTTCGTAATCATTTTGTTTCTCCTTAGTTTTTGTAAATGAAAAGCTTGTTTCAGAAACCTATCGGGATTGGTTTCTATATAATATTATACTCAGAAAAAATCGTTTGTCAAGAGTTATTTGGAACTATTTTTGATAAATTTTCCGGCTCTAAAAAATTATATGCCGTATATCTACACAGACATAGCTTCTGCTTCTCAGAAACATACCCATGAGCATCATAATATGACACAATATTTCTGCATAACTTCCGATAATCCGTTTCCGGCTTATTCTTAGAGTTAATCATATCATTAATTTGATATACGGTAAACTCCTTATATAACCTGTCAATAACTTCTTGTCTTGGTAGACGCACAGGCTTCTGTACATCAAATAACATTTTCAAACCCATGCGGCGTCACCATTACTTTCTGGTTTTATGGTCATTCATACAACGAATAAGAAAATCATATACATCAGACCAGTTATTCAACTCTGGACTAGAACCATCCGCAAACTGAATATCACCAAGTTCATAATCACGAAGATAATTACGCTCATAGCACAGATATCCGAGCCAGTCATCTTTGAGGTCATCAAACTGTTCTTGAATAACGTACATAATTGCACCCTCAAGACTACAACTCATAATATTAGAATCATCATCAAACTTCTTAAACACATCATTAATAGCTGTTTCAAAGTCATCATGCTTTGTAATAGCCTCCATGACTCTTACGAACGCCTTACGACTAATCATTACCGTTCACCCCAATCATCCTTTTCGTCAAATAAGCAATACAGTACAGCTGAAAGTATAAAGACACCAACAAGAAACTCCATAAGTTCACCTCTTTCCAAAAATAATACCCATTACAATAATTGCCACAAAACACATAAATAAACAATACATACAAACTCTCCTTATTGTTTTATCTATAAGTATTATAACACATCATGCAGTTAATGTCAACATCTTATCCCAGCATTTTTTCGATTTCACAAATTTCATTTTCTATGCTCTTAATCCTCATTTCATAATAATTTCTCTTTTTACTATCACATTTTTCACTAACCTTAATTAGATGTTCAAGTTCACAGCTTCTGTTTTCCAGTTCTTCAAGCAAGAAATTGTTATATTCTTCTTGTTCAAATAAATTTTTATACTTCTTATATAAAATATAAATCTCTTGGCTTGGTCTACAATATGTTTTTCTCTTGCTACTATTCCCCTCTCCGCATCCATACATACACAATGCTCTCTCTACATTTCCTTCGCTCTTTTCTAAATAATACCTCAGCATCTTTACCCCACATTTAATATTAGTCTTTTCATTATATAGTTCATCTTTACTCACACCTAAAAATTTAAGCACATCCTTACTTGTACTAATCTGCATCAACCCTCTATATTTCTCTCCAACATCTCCCTGAAATCTACTCTCATGTTCCACAATCCCCACAACCAATGCTCTTTCATCAATATCATACCCATCTACCAGTTCCTTATTATTCCATTGTT